CTAACGAGATTGATGTCGCCTTGCATGTAGTCAGAGCAGAACTAGAAGGTGAGATCGAGGAAGCGAAACCGCTGGCACATTACCGCCAGGCCGAGGCGACTCTTCTCTTGGCGAAGCAGGTCCAGAGGATCGCAGATCAGATCGAGCGATGGGGACAGAACGGGATTTTCACGCGGTCAGAATGATCTGATCCAAAATTCAGTTGTTGAATCCTTTCCCGCTCAGCGGGAACGAGGACAAGGTTATGTGCCAACAGTGCGTCGATGATGAAAGGCTCTCACAGGAGACATTCGATAAGATTGAGGCATTCAATAGGCAATGGCCATTCGCAGCATATGGCCCAGCCCATATCGTCTTGGATGATGACAACGTTTTCGACCATAACCTTGATTGGTGCATTGGAATAACTCAGGCGGCGATCTCAGGAGACCTATCACCCCTGAACGAAGAAGATCAACGGTTTATGCTTGGTGTGGTCGATGTTTATGCAACGCATGAGCGTGCCGAACTGAATGCCACTCTGGATTTCCTGCGAGAGTTGCGGAAAGTTCCAGAGATTGATCGATAGTCGTTACCGCCGAGCGGGAAACCAAGGAGACCTAACATGGCCGAAATGAACGATGAGAGAGCAGTAGCGCTTTACCGTGAGGAAGCCGACAAAGTTCATCCGTTGGCTCGCTTTGGCGAAAGCCGGGTCGTGAGGGCATTCGCATCGAGGATCATGGCTCTAGATAACCGGAAGGTTCCGCTGAATGAAGCCGAGGCGATGCTGACGGCTCAGGCGGCGATCGCAACCAAACTCGATCCGTTCCCGCCAGCGCAGGAGCTGTGGTCATGGGTTCAGATCAGGAGAGGCGAAGACGGGAAGGAGAAGCGAATCCTGACGATCATGCGCGGTCGGGATGGGACGCTCAAGAATGCGAAGAAGAACGCGAAGAACGATGGGACACATCTCTTCCCGCCGAGATACCGATTGATTGAGGATGAGGCCGAGCGCGCGCGACGGCGCATCCCGAAAGATGCCATGGCCTTTGACTGCAAGGTCGAAGATTATCTGTCCATGACAACCTGGACATCGGCGGCCGTAGCTCTGAAAGACATCGGGCTATCGCCATCGCAGATCATGGAAAGACTCGGCGATGCTCCTGGCGATGGTGGTCTGGGCATCCTGACGATTGAAGAAATGAAGACACTCGACAGGAGCCAGAACAAGATGACCCATGAGGAGCGATGTCAGAAGCGTGCATTTATCGCCGCGCTCCGCAAGCGATGGGCTCCGCAGGAATATGGGCAGGAAGACGCGGCTGCATCGAGTGACACCGATGACTACATCATCGAGGGTGAATGGCTCCTGGTCGAACCCGAAGTCAAGAATGGCGCAGAACTGCATCAGATCGCGAAGGATGGCGCGGAAGCATTGTTCGGTGGCGGGATGGAGGGTGAGTTACCCGAGGGAACGGTAGCCAAGGGAACGCCCCGCCCGCATCCGCCCGAGACCGTCCGCAACAAGTGGAAGGCCGCGGTCGTGAAATTCGCGGGAGCCGAGGCTGAACAGATGCGCGGGAAGATCACGCTCCGACAGAAGATGGCCTGGCAGTTGAGAGAATGCTTCCCGGGCGATGAACACCAGGACGACAAAGCCCATTCGGTGATCGGGTTCTTGACCGAAGGCCGAACGACAAGCAGCAAGGATCTGACCGGGCCAGAGCTCATTGCAACCGAACGATGGCTGGATTCGGAGGAGCCCGAAGGTCCTGGCTCAGGGTTTGTGCCTCGGAAGGAATCTCGGCAGGAAGCCGCGCTGATCGTTACGGCGCGGATGAAGGAACTCGGACAGGAACCATTGCTGTAGGAACCGCACTTGCCTATTCGTGACCAGCCCGACTCGCGTTCAGGCGCTACAGGGAGGCTAGATGGTAGGCCAGTGCGAACTGGAGACCGAATGGAAACCACAACTGTTGACTTTGAGAAGTCAGCGAACAATATCATCCTAGCGCTCAAGAATTCTTCGGCTGGGATGACAGAACTTGAACAGATCCGCTACGTATATAACCATGCGATTGATGACGCGGCGATCTTCGTTCATGAATTGGGCGAAGCAAATCCTCAGCACGCGGTAGCATTCCGTTCGCTTGAAGCGGAAATGCATCATTGGCTTACGCTACGCTGATGGCTAGGCTGACGCGGTGGTTGTATCGGATGGCGCGGCTATCGAATGACATAGGTGCGCTGACCAGCGGGAAGCCTTCGCGGATGGCGCGGAGGATCGGGAATAAGTGGTTGGGCCGCAATATCTGGAGGCGGCTGACCCTGAAGGGGAGACGATGACCCAAACGGAAAGACTTGACATCCCGCGTCTACGCCGGTCCTTCAGGAAGAAGGCGCGGCTGACCGTGGCCGACATCCTGCTCGCCTTCGGTCGCGGGGTGATTGTCATGGTCAAAGAGACTATCGCCGTATTGGCTGGCGGGCTGATCCTGTTCTGCCTCGTTGTCGCGGCGATGATGGTTGACATTCCATTCGGAAGGCAGGTTCTACTCGCCTCGATCATCCTCAGCCTGGCTCTGTTGGCGAGACGGATCGGGCGCTGGCTGGGAGGTTCTCGATGATCCAACCTCGAGAGAACGGTCGGGTCGATTCCGGTTTACTGATGGACAGCCACCCTCAACCGATGCACGCGGCGGATTGGATCGTTTACCAGCACAACCTTTCGGATCGGCGGGTGAAGGTCGAGGACTTGGACCGGAGTTTCAACAATGGTGAGGTCGCGGTGCTGAGCGATGCAGATCGGCGAAGCCTGTTGAAGCCGTTTACAAAGCTGCATCGGTTATTCCGGGGAGAGAGAGGGAGGTTCAAATGAGCGATCTTGATCGCTGGCGCGCTATTGCGGCCAAGGCTAAGAGGCAATACGAGGAGATGGCTGGATTTCCGGGAAGTAACTATGTAACTAGACTTGGCGGAACATTCGATGAGGCATGTGACTACATCGAACGGTTAGAACGAGATAGAGGCTTACTCATGGCTGCGCTCTGTGATTGCGACCGAGCCGATTCCGATGAGGTTCAGGCCACGGCAGACAAGCCAGGAACACACGATTGGTCATGTCCATATCGGAGTGCATTGCGTTTCGCTCCCAGCGATTCAGGGGGAGCGGGTCAAGACAGAAGTCTCGAAGGCTGAGAGCAATCAAGAGAGAAGGGAGGAAGCAAGTGTGCCTTGGAACAGGTAATCCCCTGAATGTTTTAGGGGGCCTCATTCTTTTTGTTCTGGTTCCGGTCCTGTTGTATATCTGGGCGATCCTCTACAACTCAGGCCGTGGATGTTTTCTTGGCATTCACAGATGGGCAAGAACCGGCCGGCTTCCAGAGATCTGGATCGGCAAAGGAACCAGCCATCGGGAGGTATTGCGGATCGAGGAAATGTGCGACGATTGCGGAAAGATTCGACTTGTTGCACCTGCGTTGGACTGGTAACTGGAGCCTTTCCTGCTGAGCGGGAACACATTCAGCGATTGAACATTGGAGGCAATGGTGGCCAAAGTCACGGACCAGAAAGAAACCATACCAAGCGTTGATCTGTGGACCCCATGGCATCAGATCACAAAATGCGCTTCCTGCGACTGGGCAGTAAGCAATGGGGAAGAAGAAGAAGAAGTATCGGATCCGGGAAGTTGCCCTGAATGTGGGGAAGACACTGTTCTATTCGTTGGGAGATTTCGGTACATTATTGATCCGGGAGATAGGTATCCCATGCGCTGGTGGGGATTCATGACCCCACTAGAGTGGCAATTCAAGACTGGACCTCAGAAACGGAAATCAGGTCGGATGGGATTTGTGTGCCAATACTGTGGCGCGCCCAATATTCCCGATGACTGAACATTGGAGGCGGAGCATGAACCGTTTTGTTCTGAGATCATTGGGAGTTGCGTTGCTCGTGCTGATCCCCGTGGCCGTGAGTGGATATATTTTCTACAGGACAGGTGTGATCGCGGAGAAACTCGTGGGCGGACCCGATACTGGTCCGATATGGTTTTTCGTATTTGCGGGAATAGTCATCACTTTCTTGTCCCTCATACCGCTTGCCCTACATTGGTTGATCTGGGGTCTTGCTATCATAGGCATCAAGTTGATTGAGCCATCGACGCCAGAGATTGACCGGGAGATCGAAATGGTTGAGGAGGTTTGAATGGACGAAAACGAGATCATCATGAAGCTAGACCAGTTGGCGGTTTACCGAGAGGATCGGGCGCAGATCGAGCGGGAGAAGGTGTTGCGGTTGGCCGAGGCAATCCCGCCCGATGTGCAAGCACTCTTAGATGCGATCAAGTCGGAGTTCGATGGGCCGCTTTCGGTGTCCGCGGAGATCACCGGAGAATTGGAGGCCGAGATCAAGGATGCGATTCTAGGGTTGGAGCATTCAGTCAAGGGATCGAAGCTCCATGCCATCTGGGCCAAGCCGAGGATAACTTGGAACACGGATGGCCTAGAGGGCTACGCGCTGGCGCACCCCGAGTTATTGAACTTCCAGAAAATCGGCCAGCCGAGTGTTTCGATCCGAGAAGTCAAGGGAGGCTAGAGATGTCCGAGTTCATCATTGAGAATGCCAAGATAAGATCAACGATGTTGGGCGTTGAGGATCACGGTATCTTGACCTGTTTTCTGAATCTTGACTTTGGATCAAGTGGCCAAGGCTTCGGGGGATATGGGCTGGACCAGTGGGATGAGTCTCTAAAGAAACGAATCGGAACAGCGTGGGGGGCGGAATTCATTCGGCGCGTCCTAGAAACGCTGGAAGTTGACGAATGGGAACATCTACTAGGAAGGCCCCTCCGCGCCGAGCACTCAAATGGGGAAGTCCGTGCCATTGGTCACTTCATCAAGGACAAATGGTTCAGGCCGAAGGTTGATCTGGCGTTTCTTTTGGATACCAAGGCCAAGGGAGGCTAGAAATGCCCGAGGTCCCGAGTAAGATCTGTTTCACTATCTGCATATCTATTCCATTCGGGATGCTTGTCTTAGTCTCTATCCCAGTAGGAATAAACGTGATCCCATGGCTAATCGGCCTCTATTTGTTCTGTGGGGCTCTAATCGCGGGTCTTGTCGTTCCTGTCGGCGTGCCTATCGGCATCCGGCTCAAGCTAATCCCGCTGTGGATCTTGGCGATCTGGAGTGAGCGTGTTCGGGATTGGGTTCTAAGTGACCGATTCTGACACCCGGAGAATGGAATGCCATACAACAAAGTTGGCCTACACGTCAAAGGACACAACAAAGTTGCAGTCAGTGATGATGGTCTGAACCTTCATCCCGTCAATATTGCTCCGGATGTTTGGTACTACGAAGAAAATAGAAGGATTTCGGTATATTGGGAAGGCCATGGGCTCATTGGACTCATTCCTTGGCGTAATCTTCGGGCTAGTCTCCGGCGCAAAGATAGAAGTGATTGACCGATCCAATGCTATAATGAGGTTGCGGGAGAGCGACGGCCATGCGCTACCCGCCTCCGTGGATCGGCCCCGAGGATTTCCCCCGCCTCGGGGCCTTGTTGTTTAGTGCTATCATTCGGGTATGGCACAAAAGAAACTGACGGATAGGCAACGGGCCTTCATCCTCGAATATGGGAGGGACTTCAATGCTACTCAGGCGGCAATCCGAGCTGGCTATTCATCGAAAACGGCTGCGGCCATTGGTCACGAGAACCTAACAAAACTTGAGATCAGGGAAGCAATTGATGAGGAGTTTCGGAAGCGGTCTTTCACGTTAGACGAGATCATTGCCAGACTGGCCGAACAGGCTTCAGCTTCAATCGGCGACTTCATCGTCATCAGTCCAGACGGGGATAGGATCTCTTTTGATCCAGAGATGATCAAAAGCAGAGGGCACCTGATCAAGAAGATCAAGGCGACAACGACTGTCCGGTATTCTCAGAAGGGTGATCAGTACGAATACACAACGCTGACCCTGAATCTCCATGATGGACAGCGCGCGCTGGAATTGCTCGGAAAGGCCAAAGGACTGTTCAAGGAAGAGATCATCGTCAACTGGCAACGAGAGATCGAGACCCTCCAGAAGTCGGGCGAAGTTTCAATGTCTCCTGGGGAGCTATTTGAGAAGCTCGTTCAGTACATGATCCAACTACAATCCGGGGATGCTCAGTAAACCAGCGGCAACTCAATTGATCGTTGAAGCCTGGAACGAGGCCACTCGACGTAGCGGATGGCGTGGTGCCCGCTATCAGGAGTTCAAACGCGCCTACTGGAATGACCCCGCGGGCTTCGTTCAGGACTGCATTGTCTGGGACGAGGGCAAAGGACCTTATCCTTATCAGGAGGAGGCACTCACCCGTCTCCTGATCAAAGGACGAGAATCTGTCCGGGCAACCCATGATGCGGGCAAGACCGCGCTGGCTTCCTGGGCGATCCTCTGGTTCGCGCTCACCCGAGATGGAGACGACTGGAAGGTTCCGACTACCGCCTCGAACTGGCGGCAACTCTCCCGCTATCTGTGGCCTGAGGTTCACAAGTGGGCAAGAAGAATCCGGTGGGATGTGATTGGTCGGGATCCGTTCGATGACAGTCGCGAACTGCTTGATCTATCCCTGAAGCTGTCAACTGGCCAGGCATTCGCATTGGCTTCGAATGACGCGGCGGCTGTGGAAGGCGCTCATGCCGACCATCTCCTCTTTGTCTATGACGAAGCCAAAACGATCCCCGATGATATTTGGGACACTACAGAGGGCGCGTTCGCGGGCGGGAATGCGATGGGACTGAATATCTCCACGCCGGGTCCGCCAGCGGGGAGGTTCTATGAGATCCAGACGCGCCGGCCGGGATACGAGAATTGGGATGCATTCCACATCAAGGTCGAAGATGCAATCAAGGCTGGAGCCGTCTCGGCCGAGTGGGTTGAAGAGCGCCGGCGAGGATGGGGCGAGGGGAGCGCGCTGTTCCAGACCCGCGTTCTGGCCGAGTTCGCTTCCGAAGAGGACGAGGGGATCATCCCGCTGTCTTGGGTTGAGGCAGCGAATGACCGTTGGCGTGAATGGGCAGAACAGGGCTTCCCAGGCGAGCCTACAGGACTAGGGGTGGACGTGGGGCAAGGCGGGACAGGAGACAAAACGGTTATCGCCAAGGCATTTGATCGGGTCAAGATCCGTGGGCTTGAGAAGGTCGCTCGGCTGAACCCGAAGACGGCCACGATGGAGGTGGCTGGCAAAGTCAAGGGCCTGATTGATGGTGCTCGGGCGGCCGGGTTCTCAGTGGATGCCTATGCGGATGTCATTGGGATCGGTGCCGGGGTGGTCCACAGGCTCAACGAGCAGGACTACGAGAGCGTGATCGCCTTCAACGCGGCGGAAAGAACGGAGTACCGGGACAGCTCCAAGGAATATGGCTTTGCCGACAAACGCTCGGCTGGCTGGTGGATCGTAAGAGAGATGCTGGATCCGAACTCGGGGGACAATGTGGCACTTCCTCTGGATGATGAGCTGACGGGCGACCTCACAGCCCCGCACTACGAGACCCGAAGCAACGCCAAGATCAAGGTCGAACAAAAGAGCGAGATCCGCAAACGCATCGGGCGGAGTACGGATGCTGGCGATTCGGTGATGATGGTCCTCTCTGGCCCGACTCTTTGCGCCCTTCCCAAGGCCAAAGTCGTCACTTTAGGCTGATCCCTTTTGCGCTAGAGCTAAATGAGTGTAGAATGGCTGCGATAGGTTCACCTCCGTATCACCCTGCTATTGCCGCCGTAAAGGTGGGGTAATTTTCTCCACAGGCGAGGACCATGAGATGCTATAGATGCCCAATTCTAACGAGGTTCTAAAGACGGCACGGGAAGCATCTATTCAGTCGCGTGCAAGAGGCGATAGTTCATCGGGCCTCTCGCTTCTCATGCTCCTCGGGCCCGTGGCCGGGGGGATAGTTTCTCCCTGGTGGAGCCGTAAGAGGGACAGTGAGCTCCGCCGGTTCTGGCGGCAGATCGACCACCTATCGGGGGCGGTTTACACTATGGAAAGCCGCCTCAAGACGATCCCCTTCCACATCGAACCTCGAGACATGAACGTCCGATCCCACGTCAAGCAGGCCGAGCAGATCGCCGAGACGCTTTTGGAGGACTCGGAGTTCGGCGAAGGTTGGGATAGCTTCTACTCGAAGTTCACCGAAGACCTCACAACGCAAGATAATGGGGCCTTCGCTGAAGTCATCGGGGAAGGGGAACCGGATGGGCCGATCCTCGGCCGACCATTCGGGGTGGCCCAACTCGATTCCGCTGCCTGTTGGCGTACCTCAGATCCCGAGTTCCCGGTGGTCTACCACGATCCAGTCGGTGGTGTTTTCAAACTCCATTACACACGGGTCCTATATACCTCGCAGATGCCCAGTGGATCGGCGCAGATGCACTCTATCGGTTTCTGTGCCATATCGCGCTGTATCAACGTCGCCCAGAATCTCCTCGACATGATGGTCTACAAGCAGGAGAAAGCCGGAAGCCGACCCCATCGCAAAATGATCATTACGAAGGGCGGCCTCGATCCAGAGGATATTCGGACTGCCTTCCTCGCCGCTGACGATACAATGAACAACCAAAATCTGCGGAGGTATTCTAAGACTGTGGCAGTCGGTTCGGCTAATATACCGGAGGCCGGGATCCAAGAAGTGGATCTCTCCTCAATGCCCGAGGGCTTCGACGAAGAGGAATCAACAACCCTCGGCATGGCGGCAATCGCGTTGGCCTTTGGGATGGATCCTAGGGAACTATGGCCCGCGATGACGACCGGAGTGACTCGGGCCGAAGCTCTGATCTCGCACATCAAGCAGCGGGGCAAGGGACCTGGCGAGATCCTTCAAGCGACAGAGCGTCTCTTCAATTCGAAGTATCTCCCGCCACATCTGAAGCTGGTGTTCGACTTCCAGGATGATGAGCAGGATCGGCAAGTTGCCGAGATCCGCAAGACACGGAGCGAATATCAGGTGGCCCTATCGGATGCTGGGCTGTTGGACGAGCGAACCATTCGGGAAGATATGCTTCAGGACGGCGACATCACCCGTGTTCAGTTTGAGCGGATGGAACTCGGAGATGGTCGGCTTGAGGACGGGAGCGATGTCCTGTCTCTCTTCGGCAGCGAAGAGTTCGCCGACCTCTTGGATCTGGGGATTGAGAACATCTTGGACTTTGAGGCGAACAATGCGGGCGAGGTCCTGAGCGCCATCCGAGGGCGTAGGCTGGAGATCATGGGGATGGTCGGCTCGGGCGAGGTCAGCGATACCGGAGATAGAGCCCTTGCCGCGCTGGACCGGCTTGAGGCCATCTATGGGGGAACCGCGGCGGGCTTCAGCAAGCCAAAGGTTCCCGCGCCGGTCCCGCCTCAGCTTCAGGCGCCGACTCAGGAACAAACAGGCGAACCCGTGATGCCATCCGTTGAGGATCTCCAGATCAAGACGGGCGTTCGCGGATGGATCAATAGGGCTTTCAGGCGAGAGGAAGATCCATTTGAGGGCGATGTGAAGCATCTAGCGAAATTGGAGCGATCGATTGCAGATGTCAGAACGGAGCTTGAGGATGGGATCAAGCAGGCGCGCGAGAGGAACGATAATCAAGCGTTGCTGCTCCTGAAGGAGGCTGTAGAAACGATGAACAAGGAGGGGCCGCCCGTAGTCAACATCACGATGCCGGAGCAGAAAGCGCCTATCGTCAACGTGACGGTCCCACAGGTCCCAGCGCCCGAGGTTCGGTTTGACTTCCCAGGGCTACCTCAGATCGCGGCCTTGATCCAAGGATTGATCCAAGCATTCGTGAAGATGCAGGCGCCGATCATTAATGTGACTCCGAAGGCTCCCGATGTCCAGGTGCATTTGCCTGAGACGCCCGTGACCGTTGAACTTACGGGTGATCTCTTATTGCCCGAGACCGTGGAGGAAACCGAGAGCTACGTCCGACGAGGCGCAGATAATAAGATCGCTGGAATGATGACGCGCACAACGAAGCGCGCGGTCAAGAAATAACCCTTTGAGGAGGATGACGCGATGAAGACCGTAGCGATCCTTACCGACTTTGTAAGCCACGATCCTGCCTATTCCCTGTGTGGGGTTGTGGACAACCAGATCAAGATGCTGGCGAGGAATGGCTATCAGCCTCGGCTATTGGTCCGTACCGGGTTCAGTCGGAACGGGGCCTACCGGGATGCGGACATCCGGGAATACGATCCGGGCGAGATCGGGAACAACATCGTCAACGTGACGGCTAAGTCTGAGGGTGAAATCGATTCCTTGGTAGATCAGTTTCGGGCGAGGCTGGATGGCGTGGATGTCATCCTGACCCACGACCTGCTCTATCAGGAGAATATGTGGAAACAGCATGTCGCGGCCAGAAGATTCACTGCCAGTTCGGATGTCCGGTGGCTACACTGGGTCCATTCTTCAACAGATCTCGGGACAACGGCGAAGACCGGGCGGTTCCGGGAGGAGCTGACAGGGAAGTTTCCGAAGTCTCACCTTGTCGCCATGCACCGGGAAGAGATGAAACGCAAAGGCGGACAGTTCGGTTACGAGATTGATGAGATCGTGGAGATCCCCAACCCGATTGATGTAACCGAGTTGTTCCATCCTGTCGCCAGGCGCATGGTTGAGGTCGGCGATCTGTGGAAAGCCGATGTCATCGCGGTCTATCCGGCCAGGCTAGATCGCGGGAAGCAACCCGAGGTCTTGGTTGAGATCTTCCGGGAATTGGTCGGACGCGGCTGGGATGCGCGGCTTATCATCGTGGATTTTCACTCAACAGGTGGCGATAAAGCAGACTACCGGAAGGAATTGATCGCGTTCGCAGATAAGCCTCCAAAGGTTCCTCTCTTCTTCACGTCGATTGAATGCTCGGGGCTTGATAAGGATTATGGCTACCACGTTCCCCATGAGGCCGTGATGGACCTAATGGAATACTCGGATGTGTTCATCCATCCTTCGAGGTCTGAATCCGATCCCCTCACGGTGCCTGAAGCCGCCTGGAAGCGGTGTGGTCTCGTACTCAATTTCGATCTACCAGTCTTCCGCCAATGGGATGGCAGGGCATTACTCTATAAGTTCTCCTCGAACATCGACACACAGACTGGGATGCCCGGAGAGACGGAAACGAAGTACAGTGATCGGCGCGAATACATGGATGGAGTCGCTGGCGGGATAGCTTATCTGATGCAGAACAATTTCATCCTCGCCAACCATTCGAAGATCCGCAAGGAACGGAGCCTTGAGGCGGTATGGGCAAACCACCTGTGGCCAGCGATTGAGGGACAATAGCGTGTGGCGAAGCTCGCGGCCAGTATCATCCTTGCTACCTATTGTCCGAATGAGGCGCGGTATCGTCTGTGTCAAGATAGCTTCGCGGAGATCGGAGAAACGGGATTACCGCGCAACTGGTACGAGTTCATTGTTGTCGATAATGGAGGCATCCATCGTGACCTGATCGAGGCGCTCGGCGCGGATTTGATTATCACGAACAGCCACAATGTCGGTCAAGCGGCCGGTCTCAATCAGGGCGTGGCAGTAGCGAAGTCGCCGAACCTAGTTCTCCTAGATGACGATCTCGGGTATCAAAAGAGATGGCTTGCCGCCGCGGTCAAGATGGTGAACTACTATCCCGAGAATGTCATCTCGTTGAGGCACGATGCAGATCCGAAAGGGAAGTATGTTCTCGGGATCACGCGCAGGGGAGATAAGATCGCCAAGCGGGTTGGGGGCGTGTGGGTCATGCGTCGGCGGATCTATGATCTTGTGGGAGATTTCCCCCAGAGTTACTATGACTGGGGTGGTCTGTGGACGAGGAACATGAGACGACAGGGAGTGCGTTTCATCGTGAGCAAGACGCCCTACATCTTCCATCGGGGAGCTGAACATTCGCTGATAGGGAAGTCGCGCCGAAAATGGCTCAGACTACTGAGGCTATCGTGACCGACGAACTGAATGGAGCGACTGCTGTCGTGTGGCGCCGGTTGCCTTATCTTCTGTCGCCACAGATGGACATCTACGAGAGGCTCCCGAATGTCCTCGCGGGTGTTGTGGGTGTTGGGCAAGTGCTTGAAGTGGGCTTCGGTACGGGCATCGGGGTGCTCCAGTATGCCAACACGGTCGATTGGATTGATGCCATTGAGATCGATCCCGCGGCGGTTCGCTTCGCTCAGAAATGCTTCCCGCTTCCGAATGTTCGATGGCTCCAGGGTGACATCCTGGGCGCTGGTGGTGAGCTTACGCACTACGGTTTCGCGGTGATGATCGAGGTTCTCGAGCATATCCATGACACGGATAGGGCGCTGAACGCCTTAGCTTTGTTGGCTGATCGAGCATTGATCACAGTGCCCAATGCAATACGCTATCGCCAGAAAGACGAGCGGCTGAACGAGCACGAATGGACGCCAGCGACATTTCCCGGGATATTGAAGCGATACTTCGGCGATGTGAAACTTCTGAATTACCAACTGAATGAGACCGAGGATCTTGATAGCCGAGAGACACCGATCATTGCCCTATGTTCGTCAGCATCATAATCTCAGAGCGGGGTGAACCGCACAATCTGGTCTGGACGCTCCAGGCACTTGAGGAGGAGCTAGGTCCGCGCGGCACGGATCCAGGCTTCGTTCGGGAGTACATCATCGTCACGAACGGCGAAGAGGCCGAGCGCGAGGATGATCAGCATGTCTATCACTGGCTTGACCAGAAATGGCCGCATGGGGCTGGCTACTACCATCGTCATCATCTGGCCGAGGGGAGTATCTACAAGTCACGGAACTTCGGCGCACAGCAGGCGAGCGGGAAATATCTCTGGTTCCTGGATGCTCACACGATGCCGGTTCCTGGAGCGTATCGGGCCGCGTTGGCGTTCAAGCAGTCCTTCGAGGGCGTGATGCACCTCGGGTTGCGGTACTTCCTCGACAAGCCCGGAAGGACCGTGTACGGCTATCGGTGGAAGCGGGATATGTTCTGGGGGAGCTGGACGAGAATCCCGCCGAAGCCGCCTGACTACCGCATCTTGATGAATGGGGGCGCTAACATCCTGATCGACAAGAATGTCTGGGATGAGATCGACGGCTACCATCCCGCGCTAGGGATCTATGGAGGCGGCGAACCCTATACGGACATCAAGGCGCAGATGTATGGCTATCAGGTGAAGTCGCACCCTGAGATGCAATACTACCACCTCGCGGCGCGGAAGCGGGGATACCATTGGTTCCAAACAGATATGTGGCGCAACTTCATGATCACCGCCTATTCATTGGGTGGCCAGAAGTATCTTGATATGCTCTATGCTGGCTATTACGAAAAATGTAAGAACCACGCGGATTGGTTGAAGACATTGAACGAAACTAGAGACTCCGCAGTGGCCGCAGCGCAGGCTGATCGGGACCATATTCAGACGACAGCGAAGTACACCGTGGATGAAGTCCTTGAATCTTGGCATGAGTACGCTGAGATTCATGGGCATGAGACTGGCGAATGGCCGACGTGAGGATGGCTTAATGACGATTGCGATGATAGTAGCATTGTCGGGAACAGAAGTTCACTCCATAATCATTCCGCCGATCCCGAGGAAGAAATTCACGACCACAAGTATTACAGGTGAAGGCATGCCGTCCGCCGGTCCAATTCCCATTCTTCGGTCCTGATGTATGGAGACTTGCATGATCAGTTCTAGTGATCAGAACCAGATTTTCAATACGGTTGTCCATCTTTTCGCCGTTCATATGGTGAACAAGTTCTCCATCTTTGAGAGGTCGGCCTAGATGTTCACTCATCACAAATCTATGTTCAGCCACATAGCCAGGAAATCCTCGTTTGAGTGCATTGGGATGATCTGGCATAAGGATATAGATATATCCATTCTGGGATTGCACTCGACCGCCCTTCCACCGTGCATTCCTATTGCCCCGAGATTGGTGGCCTCGGACGAATGCTCCCTGTTGTCCATGGGCCATCCGCCAGAGCGTAGCCTTTCCTGGAAGCACTTCTTGACCGCATCCACATTCGCAAAGCATAGGGACCTCCGAATGTATTATAACCTCTTCAAGAACAATGGAATAGGAGCACAAAATGCCTGAACTATGGATGGATGTGGATGTCAATCTGGCTGAAGTGCCAGTCAATCTCTTCCCGTTGATAGATTCAACGGATTTCGTGAGCCGGGAAGTCAGTATCACCTATGACCAGGCCGGGATGGATCTTGTCTGGAACTTTGTCACTCCAGCTGGGGCATTCACACAGACGGCCGTGGTTCCTACGACTGGCGGCAACTATGACTGGACTAACCAAGGCGATGGAATGTACACCATCGAGATCATCGCCACGGGCGGCGCGTCCATCAACAATGATACCGAAGGCTTCGGGTGGTTCACTGGAGTATGCACGGGAGTTCTCCCTTGGCGGGGTCCGGTCATCGGATTCCGGCGCGCGGCTTTGAATGATCTCTTCATCGAAGGTGGAACTGCATCAACGAATCTGGAGGACTTCTTCGATGGTACTGGTTACGTAGGCGGGACAGCGAAATTGACTGTTGATGCCACAGCGATCAGTGGTGACACAACTGCCGCGGACAATGCCGAGGCCATGTTCGATGGCGCGGGTTATGCCGGCGGGACTATCAAACTGGGTGTGAATCTCATCCAGATCCTCGGGACTACATTGACTGAGACTGCCGGCCAGATCGCGGCGGCTTTCAAGAAGTTCTTTGATAAAGCCACGCCAACTGGAACAATCAACAGTATCCCGGATGCAGTTGCAGGTGCAGCTGGAGGATTATTCATCGCGGGTACGAACGCGGCAACAGCGGTGACGACGGCTCTTACTGCCAATATTACTGGAAATCTCTCTGGAAGTGTGGGAAGTGTAACTGGTTTGACGGCGGCAACTGTCCATAGTGACCTGGATGACATCCAGACTAGACTTCCAGCGGCACTTGTCAGCGGAAAGATGAACTCGGATGCAACCTCAATCTCGGGCGATGCCACCGCGGCCGACACACTCGAACTATTCGCCGAAGCATTGGATCAGGTGACAGGTCAGATCGACAATGGAACACTCGGAACGAGCCTAGATACCTACCAGTGCAAGGTTGAACTGATTGATGACGACGGAAGTGGCAATGATCGCTATTCGGTGGTCTTCTTCAAGAATGGTGAACCGATCACCAGCGGCATCACGGTTCCCAAGATCACGGTGATCAAGGACGCGGATGGAACTACTCTCATTGCTGAAGATGATCTGACAGAGGTCGGCGCGCTTGGCCACTATCGCTACACGGAAGGGACAGACCGTGTTGTATCAGGTGCGGCCTACAAAGCGAAGATCACTGCAACGATCGCAAGTGCGACCCGTTCGTGGTTCCAGCCAGTAGGCAGGGATAGTACCGTATGAGATACCGACGCCGATCTTCAGGTCTCTTGGCACCCGAAGAAGGGCTCTCCATGCCGAGGATCAATCTACGTGGGGTCGAGCGCGTCGACCCCGCGAGCATGGGGACCTTGGTGGGGGCGAAGCCGCCCTCTCCTGGCGAGAATTTCCTGCTACGCGCATCGCTCCAGTGCTACTACAAGTTTGAAAATGGGGCGGACCTCGGCGAAGACTACAAAGGCAACATCGCTCTCACTAATGTGAATGCCGTAACTCAAAGTGCAACGATTCCAAGCGGCACCTACGCGGCGCCGACTGCGACGAAATCGGCATCTTTTGCATCGGCTAGTAGCCAACGGCTAACTGCCACACATGCTGTTTCCTTGGAGATAGATGACCTAACGGAACTTACGGGATTGGCTTGGATACGGGCCACAACGCTTGGGCAAAGGTTGATTTGGGAAAAGGGTGAATACCTCGCCGATGGACACAATCTATTCACCAACAGCGATTCTCATCTTCGGGGTCGTTTTTCCAATGTAGGTATTGATCCCTATGGTGGCGCGTTAAGTACATCTACTTGGTACTTTGTCGCCATAACTTATTCTCAGACAGCTGATGCTATTCAGCTGTATCGAGGAACGGAATCCGTACAAATCGCCGCATACGGATCATCCGCTGCCGCCGTAGATAAGACGGCCTCGACGGCGGGTGGCTTTGCCATCGGGAGCACAGCGGCCGCTGGGGGGAGCTATTGGGACGGGCTAATTTGTGAACTCGCTATTTTTAGCGAGCTTCTCACTTTAGCAAAATTGCAGGAAGTCCAGCAGTACGGAATGGACGGAAGCGGATGACAACCTACTACCTACGAGCAGATGGGACTGCGGCCAATAAAGGTGCCGCAACCGGCCCCGGAAGTTCTCAGTCCGCCTGCATGAATGTAGCCGTCCACAATGCGGAAACGTTCTCGCCAGGCGACACAATTCTCATCTGCGATGAAGGTGGAATCTATCGGGAAACGATAATTGTGCCTAGCGGCGGATCTTCGGCGAATGCTATTCTATACGGGCCAGAGTCAGGCGATAGCCCTAGGATGTACGGATCAAAGTTGGCAGTAAGCTGGGTGGACCAAACAGGCAATCAGTGGCGATCAGACATTGGAGCTATATCTCCAGACCAGGTCTGGTTCTCGAAATCCGCTAGTGTTCATCACGGAAACAAGGAAACCATCCTTGGTAATGTGAATGCTGAATATGACTGGTACTATGATGGCTCTCAATATCTGTGGTGCTATTCAACCAGCGATCCAGACAGCGCGTACGACTGGGTTGAAGCCGGGCAGAGACTAATCTGTTTCAGGATTGATGATAAAGACTTCGTCAAGGTTCAAGGAAATCTGGAGTTTGCCTTCGCGAATAGTATAGGTATTTTTATCAACGGTACGACCGCCACCATTGTTGATGGGATCCTTGCCCATCATAATGGTTATTTTGATGCCGAGTTATCGCACTCGATTATTGGACAGAACACGACAAATTTCGTCGTTCAGAATTGCACAATAAACAATAGTGGTACGCATTCAATCTATGTTCAGACCTCCGGTGGCAATCCAACAACGGGAACTATTATTCAATATAATACCTGCTACGATAGCTACCATTCCGAAATAGATTTTCAGGCCATAGATGGACCCTTGACTAACACCATCATTCGATACAACCACTGCTATAAAAGCTCCGACTATGATGTCTCCGTCGGCGGGAATATGATCTATTGCAATTTGGCTGCTATGTCTGGTGTGGCAATTTACTACAATGTCATGCACGACTTAGTTGGAACTGGCATAAACATCGCCAATGGTGTAGTGAATGCGGAACTATACAACAACTTGATCTATGGAACGGCCCCTGGTGCCAGCGGCTCTAGTGGAATTCTTCAGGATACGGCTGACGCGGTAAATATCATCATAAAGAATAACATCGCGTCCGAATTGGGATCTTGTCTTCTGATCACAAATGTAGGTGTGATAGGAAGCTGTGATAATAATCTGTGGTTCAACAGTATCGGAAGCTATGTGGACATCGGAGCATCAAGTTATGGGGTCGGTGATTTCGCTGCCTACAAAGCCGCAACAGGCTTTGACACAAATGGCAAATGGGAGGATCCCAAGCTCATCGACGCGGTCAATGGAGACTTCCGTCTTCAGTCAGATTCGCCCTGCATAGATACTGGTGTCGATGTTGGGCTGACGGTTGACTTCGACGGCATCCCACTTGGACGCGGCACCAATCCCGACATCGGAGCATTTGAGACCCTGAAGGGTGGTCCTCGTAATATATGACTATAAGTACTCGACCCTGAATCATCGCTGGAATAGTTTTAGGAGAACAATCTATGAGCCTATCGGGAAAACTCTCGCATACAAATTGGTATGTAGATAACTGGGGAACTAACCCGAGTAATGCTCCGGGCACATCGGTGACGCCTGGCACATCGGACGCTTGGGGAAGTTGGACAACCCTACTATCGGCCCTGGTGAATGAGGCATGCTGCCTACAGGTTGATGTTCGTGATGGGAATATAGGCGGCCAGGCCAAGCCGCAGGTCATGGAGGTTGGGGCCGATCCTGCTGGCGGGACGAGTTTCACAGCCATTGTCGGGGCCTTCCCGATGGGGGCCTCGGGCGGCTTGAATGGTGTTGGCGGCCACCACTTCGTCTTACCGATTTGCATCCCCTCGGGCGCGTCCGTTGGCTGCCGCATCAAAGGAGCCAACGCGACGGCGGGCACGGTCGGCGTCATGGCGAAAGCCAACGGCAAGCCGAGCGGCCCGCACAATGTTCTTGTCGGCGCGTATGCAGAGGTCGTGGGGACGATCACGAACAGCTTGGGCGTATCCTTCACACCGGGTAACGCGGCGGATGGGTCATGGGTGGATCTGGGTGCGACAGTCAAGGACCTGTGGTGGTGGCAGATTGCCTATCAGATCAACAACGCGACGATCACCGCCGAGCAGACCTATATCGAGATCGCTCATGGCGACGCCTCCAATAAGCAGATCATTTGCCGCTTGATGCACATGGGCACAACATCGGAGGCAGTAGGCGGGCCACTGCGGGATCTCTCGCCTTGGGCGTTCTATTGCCCGGTGCCGGCGGGTGAGCATATCTACATCCGGGGCCGGTGTCTCAACGCGCCGGATACGGGTTACAACGGAGCGGCAATTGGAGTCGGCGGATGACGATCACATTCGTGGACGACAGTGCGACCATCAGCACGACGGAATACTTCTTGGCGTCCGATAGCACATCGCAGACGCCGCAAACGGACGATTGTATTCTCCAGTGCTGGATCGACTTCGCCAACATGGTCGCGGGGGATGAATACCGCGTTCGATTCTACGAGAAGGTCAACGGCGCGGGCGCGACCCAGAGGCTCATCGAGCAATGGAGCTTCGTAGGCTTGCAGGCAAGGCCGGGATGGTCGATGCCAACGGTCTTGGTCGGTCACGGCTGGGAAGTCTCCGTCATAAAGATCGCCGGCACGGATCGGAGCATCGGCTGGTCATTACGTAAGGTAACATAGTGAGCTGGCTTTGGCAGCCGCTTCTGACGGCCGCTGAAGAGCAGCCTGCCACTACCACCACGACGACGACTTCAACGTCGACCAGTACATCCACATCGACTTCTACCAGCACAACGTCGACTTCAACCTCTACTTCAACCTCTACTTCAAGTTCATCTACTTCAACCAGTACCAGCACGTCTACATCGACATCTTCATCAACGAGTACCTCAACTTCGACATCAACCTCAACAAGTTCTAGCTCAACCTCAACTAGCACGAGTACATCGACCTCGACGAGCAGCACAAGTACGTCTACTTCTACTTCCACCTCTACTTCCACATCTACGAGTACGAGCAGCTCCAGTTCGACTTCCACAAGTTCAACATCTACCTCAACGAGCAGCACAAGCACAAGTACTTCAAGTTCGACAACGAGTTCATCCACAACCACAACAATGTTGACGGCGGTAGATCCGCCACGACGGGTAAATCAAGTCTATACATTCTTTGATGAGCGGAAGTGGTGGCTAGGGCAAGAAGCCCCGGCGACGACTACCACCACAACGACGTCGACAACAACCTCGACTAGTACCACTACAAGCACTTCCACAAGCACAACCTCCACCAGTACTTCGACATCAACGTCGACGAGTTCGACTTCTACCAGCACTACGACTTCAACCTCCAGCAGTTCTACTTCCACAAGTACTAGTACCTCGACATCAACAAGTAGCTCGACCAGTACGTCAACATCTAGCAGTACCTCGACGAGCACAACTTCCACCAGTACCTCAACGTCAACATCCACGAGTTCAACGACTACTTCTACTTCGACAAGCACGTCGAGCAGCAGTACTTCAACGTCCACCTCAACTTCTACCTCGACGAGTAGCTCCACTTCAACGAGTACATCAAGCTCAACAAGCACGACGACTACGAGTACATCTACCTCCACTTCGACCTCAAGTACCTCAACCAGTACGAGCACTTCCACAAGTTCGAGTAGCACTTCGACATCAACTAGCACTTCCACTTCGACTTCCACGAGTAGCAGTACCTCAACTTCTACTAGTACATCCTCTAGTTCGACTAGCACATCAACCTCAACGAGTTCTAGTACCACGAGCACATCGACATCGACTAGTTCAACCAGTACATCAACTTCCACGTCAACCTCAACATCCACATCGTCCAGTACCTCAACATCGACCAGCACAAGTTCGTCGAGCACAACTACATCGACATCAACCAGTACGAGTTCCTCCAGCACTTCAACGTCCACAAGCACGACAAGTACCAGTAGTTCTACGACTACATCGAGTTCAACAACCTCTTCTTCGACCACGACAACAACGACTTTGCCCGTCCCTCCTCGCCGGGGTGGGCATGTCTATCTCCTCTTCGACGATCACCGCTTCTGGCCTCTGGCCTCGGCGGCCGGGACAACCACGACGACGACCAGCACTACTTCGACATCTACATCAACGACTACGTCGTCGTCGACCTCTACAACCACATCGACTTCATCCACTTCTACCAGTACGAGCACGACTACTAGCTCAACAAGTACTTCAACTTCTACGAGTACTTCAACCTCGACCTCCACGAGCACCAGTTCGTCTACTTCCTCAAGCACGTCTTCCAGTTCGACGACTACTTCTACGTCAACATCCACTAGCTCAACGACAACAACCACTTCGACGACGACTTCTACGAGTACGACCACTAGCAGCACGTCGACCTCAACATCTACGACCTCAACCTCTACGAGTACAACTTCGTCTAGTACATCGACTTCTACTTCCACCAGTACCTCAACATCTTCGAGCACCAGCACGTCTACGTCGACGAGTACAAGCACGAGTTCCACATCGACAACCACCTCTACAAGCACAACCACATCGAGTTCATCAACCTCTACAAGTACCTCAACAAGCACCTCTACTTCTACGTCAACCAGCAGTTCTACGAGCACCTCAACCTCTACTAGCTCCTCGTCCACATCTACGAGCACGAGTTCAACATCCACCTCGACAAGTTCAACGAGTACATCTACTTCGACAAGCACCAGTACGTCTACTAGCACGTCCAGCTCAACGTCAACGAGCACGTCAACGTCAACCACTTCAACTTCCACGTCCACCTCGACAACCTCAACTTCAACCACGACCACAGCAACGACCCTCAGTTCGACGACCTCTACAACGAGTTCGACTTCGACATCAACGACGACCAGCACATCTACTTCAACTTCGACGAGCACAAGCAGCACATCAACATCCACTTCTACGTCAACCAGTACGTCGAGTTCAACTTCAACTTCGACAAGTACCTCTACCAGTTCCACGTCAACATCAACCTCTTCAAGCACATCGAGTAGTTCAACCTCAACCTCGACATCGACGAGTACTTCAACGAGCAGTAGCACTTCAAGTTCGACCAGTAGCTCCACGTCGACCTCGACGACATCTAGCAGCACAAGCACTTCGACGAGTACGACATCGACATCGACCACAACGTCAACTTCCACAAGTTCGACGAGCACAAGTACCTCAACTTCGACAAGTTCCTCGACATCGACCAGCACGTCCAGTTCTACCTCTACCAGTACCTCGACTTCGACCAGCTCCACAAGTACATCGACAAGTACGTCTACAAGCACGACGACGACTGCAACTAGCACATCCTCGACGACGAGCACATCCAGTAGCACAACGACTTCCTCGTCTACCTCCACCTCGACGACTTCGAGTTCGACCACTACTTCTAGCTCCACATCGACGAGCACGACTAGCACGACTACCAGTACTTCAACGACTACCTCATCCACGTCGACGACGACCAGCACGACGACCAGCGGCACAACGGTCACGACCTTGACGGCGACGACGACCCTGCCGCCGACGATCATCATTACTGGGCGGCGAAGAAGGCGCAGGGCCTCAACCACAACCACCCTCTGGGATGAGGACGAGGAAGAACTTGTGCTACTATTGACGGTACACAAGCGATGAAGCGATCTCAGGTTATTGCGCTGGCGGCATTGGCTGTTGCGGAGAACATGGGCCTGAAGGTCGGCTACGCGTCCGAGATCAAATCCCAGGCTGACTACGAAACTAGGCTCAAGACTCTGATCCGATCACTATGGTTCAATAGGATCGACCTCTTCGGCTATGTAGATTCCCACATCTCAATGATCAATCGGTTCTTTGGTCAGGCTTGGCGAGAGGGATCGAAGGACTGTGGGGTAACTTCCCGCGGGATTCATCGCCCGAGGAACTTCAAAGGTTCGACCAGGAAACGAGCGATGAGATCGAGCGGGTACTGCCATTCGCTGAGGAGATTGTGGCAGCACGGGCGGAGGAAGATACCAAGGTTGACCGCTTCATCATCCGCGCGTCCATGTGGGCGAATCAATGGGGCAGAATAAAGAACCTCGCAGCCCAGATGGCTTGTGCAGACCGCCCGATGCGATGGACTTGGAATCCCATCAAGGAGCATTGCGCGGATTGCCGAAATATGAATGGCCGCGTCTACAGGGCGAGCACCTGGGCGAGGTACGGAATCCTGCCACGGAGCCGTGATTTAGCTTGCAAAGGATATTGGTGTGGATGTACACTCTCACCGACTGATGAACCCGTTACTCCAGGTCGGCCCCCTTCCCTCATCGGCGGATAAGGAGAGCCATTACAGATGAAGAAAATCGCGATCAGTGTAGCCATTGTTATGCTCTTAGGATCTCTCCTGGCTTTGAACATCGCCAGTTCTGAGATAACTATTCCATGGTGGTGTCGGCTTTTCCCGAATCGGCCAGTATGTTCCACTCCTACCCCGATCCCTATAGTTACACGAACGCCCATCCCAATCCCAACAAATACCATGACCGTGACATTAATCCCTACTGCAACACATACCCTAACATTGATTCCAACGATTCAGCCTACTAGCACGCAGATAGCAACCTTGGCTAATCCATTCGGTTTGATGCTCCAAGCACCTGGGATGTCGATTGGCGAACGTATCACCATGGTCCAGGAACTTGGGGCGATCTATTTCCGACCTAATTCGGTTTTCCTTGATCGATGGGATGGATCATGCGAGGAATGCAGATCGGCTGAGGACGCTGGCCTCATAGTCGTCCTCACGATCCGAGCCAATGGGGGTCCACTGAATCCAACGGATCCGCCAACAGATCTTGAAACCTATCGCCAGATATTGGAAGAAGTCATTGGCCAGAATCCCCCCTTGATTCTTGCTGTAGAGAACGAAGAAAACTCGACAACATTCTATTCCGGGGATCCGATTCAATATGCCGAAGAGCTAGAAGTTGCCTGCCAAGTCTCTCACGTCTACGCGGTCCCTTGTACCAATGGTGGGATGGTAAGCAAACTGGTCGCGCTCCTCGTTTGGAATAGCTATATTGAAGAAGGAGACATTAGTGCGGCCGATTCGTTTCGGCAAAGAGTCTTCACACCTGAGGAACAAGCCCAGTTGGATAGTGCCAATGTCCAAGGCCAGATCGTGAAAGGCAAACAACTCCTTGATGTCTATCGCGACGGCCCGAATGATTTCGTCAATATCCATTGGTACATCCCAGATACTTTAGCTTTTTCAGAGGCAGTTGAATTCATGAGTCATAAAACCGGGAAACAGGTTATCACGAATGAGATCGGTCAACAGGATCTATTTCCCCAGACAGTAACTGGTCTGATGGGAGCTGTGGTCGACTTACAGATTCCATACGCGGTTTGGTTCAGCATTGATGGCCCGAAAGCCTATGCTTTAATGAACGATGATGGCAGTCTGCGTCCAGGAGGTATAGCATTTCAGGAATTCACCTTGGAACAATGGCCACGCTGATATGGCGATCCAAGTCAAGGCGATCTATCCTCCCAAGATGAGGCCTGATCTCTACAAACAGGCGATGATCGCAGAACTCGGCCGACAGTCCGATCAGGTTCTGAGATTGTATCTCGCGACGACACGTACCTGGAAGCACAAGCCCAAGTTCCGAGTAGACTTCAAATATGGGAACGAACCAGTCCGAGAGGGTGGCGGCGCGGCCTTCGCGGTGACGACCGACGATGAGATCTTCCACTACGTTGACCATGGAACGCGGGCGCATGTCATCAAAGCCCGCCGCGCCTCGGCACTCGCATTCCAGACGGGTTTCACGGCGAAGACCCGGAGGCGGATATTGGGTAGTCGATCGGGCCGGCGTTCGGGAGGGCTCGTGAGACCGAAACAAGTCATGCACCCAGGAACTCAAGCTCGGCAGTTCACTCAGGAGATCCAAAAGAGACGCCGGGTACCCTTCTTTCGGGCGATGAAGGAAGCCCATCTGAAGGGTCTGAGGATGGCGAAACGAGGATGATAGATACCGTAGTGGCACGCGAACAGTGGGAAGCCTATACACTGCCCTGGGCGGAACAATTCGAGAGGTATCTTATTGAGGCCCTTAGTCAACTGGGAACATTCACGTGGGAAACCAAGATCGGCGTTATGTGGGGAAACTTTGACATCGCCATTCGGAGGGATGGTCGTCGCTGGAGTTCAGTGGGAGACCATGGACTTTCCTTCCCCTTAGACTTGGATGAACTCAGGGAATATGCCAAGCAATCGGCCAGATGGATCGACCTACGCTATCGGGGGAGCTATGGCCTGTGATGCCCTACCTACCTGAGGATATTCGGCCCCAATGGCTGAACGTGATCCGCAGGCTCCAGAGCGTAGCCAAGAGCGGGCACGATGGGAATGCCATGATAACGGTATCCGTCTTGGTGGATCAGGATGGCTACCCGGTATCCTGGACTGAACCCCGAAGAGACCCGATGGAGCCCAAGCGGATGGCAGAGCAGGCCCTAGAGGCCCTCGGGGCAGTCGGGACAAAGGCAAAGCAGAAAACCTAGACTTGTTGTAGAATGTCGGCAGACACAAACCATTCGCGTTCGCACTGGGCGCGGCCTGAGAGCCGCGCCTTTGCTTTTCGAGGATGATCTACTTGACCGCAGGAAGGGCTTCAAATATGTTCCCAGCGTTTCCGAAGATGGATCAGACTGACCAAGGGCTGGCTGATATTAAATCTTTTGGCGATCTCCGACTGGGAATATCTACGGCTCGCCGCAAGATTTCGGATCTCACGAATGTCGCTTTCGCTGAGCTTAGAGCCACCGTGTGCCTCGCCCCGTTGAACAGAAAAGGTGCCGTGGGCAATCTGGTCCGCTACATTTTCGGCGGGCGTTCCCCATCTGAGATTTTCAAGACGATTATCAAGGGATCTCCCATTCAGGTGCCTAGTACACATCCCCCCCGGGCATGGCCCAATGTAAGTTTCAAGGACGAGGCGATGTACATAGTAGTTTCCACTGGCATTTCCGCAGAGATGCACAGAGGCATAGCGTGGTCCTCCATCATAGGCAGAACGTCGGATCTGTGCGATCTCACCGCGCAGGGAGAATACTCTTCCGTCTGTCGTGATTCTGTACTCTGGGTGGCCTAGGATCGTTTTCATGTCTCTATTATAACATTGGACTACATCGAATGCCAGAGCCACTAGAGGGAGAAATTCAGAAAGACTTTATATCCAGATGCGTTCCTCTTGTCATCGAGGATGGTACTGCGAAGGATCCGAAGCAAGCAGCCGCCATCTGCTATTCCAAGTGGCGGGAGGCCAAGAAGGAGGCCGAAGTGGCGAAGCAAGACAAGGCACTCCTAGATGGTGAAGAAGGGGCAGGGGAGGTTCGATCACAACTTCAGCAGTCCCTTGAGGAACTGTTTCGACCACCTCCGACGCTCGCTGCACCAGAACAGGTCAACTATTCGCCAGTGCCCTGGATCTGTGATTCGTGGCCATCAATGCAAGAAGTCATCGTGAAATTGGGGGGCAAATATTACCGAACTTCGTACACCGAGACTGATGGCGGCTATGAATTCTCGCCACGTGATGAATGGAAAGAGGTCACGGAGAGGAGAGAATGGATTGAAGCCGCGGAGAAAGCTGGCCGGTGCCTGAGAACCTCGAAACTTCGATTCGTCCAGGACCTCAAGGATCGCTTCTCCAAACTCATGGATGACATGGGAGCCTTCCTCGGATGGGCAACCTATGACGATAAGCCCGAGATCAAAGGAACCCATGGGATCAAGCTGTTCAAGGGCAAGGACAAGAAAGACTGGCTCCTGGTCTGGTCGACCAACGGGTTTGAGGATCGGGACGAAGAAACATTCCGCACAAAAGCGATTGAGAATTACGTCCAACGCCATGCTGATGATGAAACCAAGGGAGCCTTTGACTTCTGGCACATCCCCGGAACTGAGTTCGGGACGATCCGCTGGCAGGGCATGAGCGGTCGCTTCCTGGCCGAGATGGGGACCTTCGACGATACGAAGATTGGCCAGGCATTTAAAGCGTTCTTCGAGGCGCACCCAGACAGTCATGAAATCATCTCTCCTGAGGGTTGGGGTGCATCGCATGAATTCTCTTATCGAGCCGAAGACCGAAAAGATGGCGTCTACGACTGGTTTGAGAAACAGAAAACCACGGTTCTTCCCGGGAACGCCGCGGCCAACCCGCATAATCCCAAGATGGAGGTGATGTCTGTGAACAAACAGCAAATCGATGCACTGAAAGCCATCGAGGATGAGACGGGCGCGGATGGATTGATCGATCTCATCATGAAGACCGGGGAAGAGAAGACCAAAGAACTCGAAGCAGCTGGGGTAAGTCATAAGGCCGCGGCCGAGACCGAGGCTACAGAACCGAATGGCCCGACGGTCAATATGACTCTCGTTGTGAATTCCGAGACTGCATCGCCATCTGTTTTGGAAGATTTCAACCTTCTGAAAGGTCTGGCGGATGGCGAGAAAGCCGGGAAGCCCAGCGACTATCTCGTTGTCGAGGACGAAGAGAAGCCGACGACTTGGCATCTTCAGGTGATGAAGAATGGGAAAGTGGACCATGGCCTGATGGGTGCTGCCTGGGCGGCTCTCCATGAGGGCTACCGAGGAAACAAGTACGAAGGTCCGAAGAAAGGAGCTGCAATCAAGAAGTTGACCGCGCTCTATGAGAGCGAGGACATGACCGTTCCCGGCAAGAAGGACCTAACGGCCTTCGTCAAGGATCTGCTCGGGGCGGACAAACCAAAGGCAGAGACGAAGGAGGCCGAAGTGGACGAGGAAAAAGTCGAAACGAAGCCCGAAGAAGAAGTTGTTCCAGAGGAAGAGAAGCCGACCGATGTTGAGGAACTCCGATCCGATACCGAAGAGGCTCTCAAAGTCTTCGGTGGGGTCCTGGTCGAGATCCGCGATGCAGTGAAGGGTCTGACCGAAAAAATCGAAGCCCTCGCGCTAGACGACGAGACCAAGATCAAGCAGGTCATCGAAGAGACGCCGAAGGCATCCCTGAAGGCTCGCGCGGAATCGATCATCGGCCGCAAAGAGACCCGGATCGATGGTCGGACCACCCTCGGGAAGGACCATCCGAAAGAGACCGAAGCACCCATTGAGCGCGCGACCGGCATCCCCTTCTTGGACAAGATGCTGGGGCCATCCGAGCTGCCCAACTAGGCCAGCTCTACGAAAACAAAAGGAGGAATCAGGACATGGAAAAGGATAGCGTCGTAGAGCAGCTAGCTGAGGCATTCGTGTTGGCTGCCGATAGGATCGGAAAGAAAGATGTGCAGGCACACGTCACTGGCCCTGGATCATTGTTCGGGGCGGGTGGCGTATTCTCTGTCTCGGGCCTCGAGCGCGACATCATCTCCGCGCAGGTCCGGCCGTTTGGGCTTCTAGAGAAGTTACCGCGCTTCGCCAGCGTCCTCGAGCAGCCGAGGTTCGGAACCATCACCGGCATAACCGATGATGTCGGGAATGAGCCCGCCTACCCGTGCGACAATGCGCCGAGCGGATACCTCAAGGGCTGCAACCTCACCGCGGCCTTTGGGCGCGTTGCCCGGGCGACCAACACCATCGAGTTCGACAAGGTGATGCGCCAACTGCACGGCGGGATCAACACCGATCTTCAACTCCGGGGTCGGATGCTTGGGCTTGAGGGCCTCACGCCCGCGGGCCTGAGTGAAGCAGACATCGTGAACATCTATACGATGTCGGAAATGGTCTCAGCTGGGGTTCGGCTTGAGCGCAAGCTGAACGTGATGACCTGGCAGGGATCGCCGGCGAACAATAACGCGGGCGGAGGCTACGCTGAGTTCCCAGGTCTGGATAACCAGATCGCCACAGGACAGGTGGATGCCGACACGAACCAGGCCTGCCCGGCGCTGGATTCGGATGTGAAGGACTTCGCCTACGGCAGCGTGTGCGGTGTCACCCCTAGCATCGTGGAATACCTATCGATGCTCGAGTTCTATCTGCGGTTCAACGCCGAGACGATGGGCCTCACCCCGGCGACCTGGATCATCGCCATGCGCCCGGAACTGTGGTTCGAGTTGAGTTCCTGCTGGCCATGCCAGTACAACACGAACAAGTGCGCGACCTCCGTGGTCGGGACTTCCAGCGTTGCGATCGATGGTCGAGAGAACGTGGCCGAGCGGGATGCGATGCGGAACGGGAAGTACATCGACATCAACGGCAATCGCTATGCCGTGGTCACAGACACCGGGATCTTCGAGCATACCAACATCAATAACGCCAACGTGCCCGCGGGGAGCTATGCCAGCTCGATCTACATGGTTCCCTTGCTGATCACCGGCAACTTCCCGGTCACCTACATGGAGCACGTCGACTACACCGCTGGTTTGCGGGATGTCGCTCTGCTCAACGGCAAGGAAGAGTTCTGGACCGATCGGGGCCTGTTCTCCTGGGCCATCAAGAACCTGGCTTGGTGCTACGAGCTGATGGTCAAGATCGAACCGCGTGTCGTTCTGCGGACGCCGCAGTTGGCAGGGCGGATCGATCATGTCCTCTACAGCCCGCTCCAGCATTTGCGGTCTCCGGATCCTGACAGCCCGTACAACTATGACGGCGGGGTCAGCCTGCGCGGCCAACCCAGTGCCTATGCGGTCTGGGGTAATCGCTAGATCAACCTGAGTGGGGCGGGGAGTGATCCCCGCCCCATAACCACCCTCGGAAACAGGGGAGTGGCATGATGGATCTACCCGTCGTCGTTCTGACGAGCGACGCGTATTCCTGGGCGCTGAAGCCTTTCAGTTTCCTGTTCAATCTATATTGGAGCGCACTCCAGCCCGTGATCGTTGGCACAGACACGCGGCTTGACTTTGAGATTCCGCCGAACTTCCGCGTCGTGTCTATGAGCGACTGGAAGGCACTCCCGAAGGAACAATGGTCGGATGGTCTGATCCAACTTTTGCGCTCCGAGGTCGGGCCATTTTTTACCTTACTTCTTGACGATTACTGGATTTCCAGAACAGTCGACCACCAGGGAATCTCTAGCCTCGCTGACTACATGGGGATGCACCCGGAGGTCCTTCGGATGGATCTGACCACGGATAGGCTCTATGCGGGGGGCATGTTTGATGTAGAATCATGGGGGCATTACGACATCATTGAAACTCCTCACGGAACACCCTACCAAATGAGCTTACAAGCCGGGATATGGAATCGAGATCGGATGCTTGAGATCCTCCAGCCGGGTCTAACTCCTTGGCAGGTTGAGGTTCAGACATCGCCCCCCGAGACGATGCGCGTATTGGGGACCCGGCAGATACCCATGCGCTACATCAATGCTTTCAAAGGTGGAGATCCTGGACAGGTTCTCAATCTTGAGGGGATGCCTGTTGAGCGCGTGGAAGAAATGGCCGCTGCCGGTTGGTTCGAACTCAGGGAAAAGGCCTGATGCGATTCTATTCCAGGTGATGAATGTCAGTTGCCTTGTCGCCTACCGAATCCATTAAGAGGATGTCGGTTACAGATCTCAGGGAAGCCTTCAAAGCCATCGGCAACAAGTTTGATTGTCCTCCTCCTGATTACACCTGGGAGCGACACGCGTATGAACTCGCGGGGCATGTTCAGCGGGATGATCCAGAGAAGTTTTTGCGCTGGTCCACGATCTCAGCCACGATGTTCGTTGGAACCGCGCCTTTTATCGGAAGGGAACTCAATCTTCTCCGAGGAGCCTCGGACGCCAAGCGATGGCAGGAAGCAGTCGAGGAAATCTGGTTCGGGGATCCACCCCCGCTGTGGTTCTATCCCCGATCAAGTGGTAACCTTGTCCATCAGGCTTATCACCTCAAGAACTGGGAAGACACCACAGGACTCAGGATTGGCGATCTCGATAGCATCTTCGAGTTCGGCGGAGGCTATGGAGCGATGGCCCTCCTTGCTCGGAGGCTTGGATTCCGGGGCCGCTATGTGATCCATGACATCCCCGAGGTATCGCTTCTACAACGATACTGGCTGAGCAACATCGGGATCTGGGACATCGAACTTCAGACGGAGATGCCTTCAAAGCTTGAGGCGGATCTTCTCATCGCGTGCTTTTCGGTGAGTGAGTTCCCGCTATATCAGCGTCGTACCTTTGAAGAGGCGCGGGTGCGGTCCTATCTCATCGCCTATCAAGACGGTTTCGGCGGGATCGACAATATGAGATATTTCCAGGACTTCGAGGATGCGAGGCCCGAGATTTCATGGTTTGGCTGGGAGATGCCTTCTCTCGGCGGAAGGTACTATCTATTCGGTTTGAAGGAGGTCTAAGATGCAGCCCTGTATGAATCTGTAACAGGCCCGAACCGCAGAACTACTCGAAGCATTAAAGCGAGCTGGGTTCAATTCCGAAAATCTGTCTCGGCATGTCAGGATCTACGAAACCACTAGAGGAACAATTGAGGCCTTCGAGGGAGAACCAGAGAAATGCCCAGATGCTCTTCATGATGGCAGAAATGAGAACATCGGATTTTGGACATGGATGGGAGCGAAGGCCTATATGCGGGTCGTCGAAAGCGATGGTCTCGATGCTGCTGGACAGGCAAATAGAAAAGCGCTGAAGGCCATGCTGTGATCCAGATCAATCTCTTCGACTACAACTTCCGAGACTGTCCATGCAGCGTCTTCGGGAAGACCGCGCGGAATGTTGAATATGTCCGAGAGCAGATGAACTGGGACGGCATCACGATCTTCACAGATGAATACATCAATAACCCGATCGTTGACCGCGTGACTTCGCGCTTCAAGATCGGCTGGCTCCATGAGCCCTACTGCCTCCATCCGATGACTTACCATCGGGCAGTAACCGTCTCAGACAAGTTCGACACGATCCTCACCTACTACAAGTCTTTCCTCAGCCTGCCGGGATTCACTTTCGCGCCTTGCTGTGGCGTGTGGGTCCCGCGCGATAGGTGGGGTATCCAGCCCAAGAGCAAGATGCTCTCGATGCTCTATGGGGTCAAGATGGCGACTGAGGGACACAAATTCCGGCATGTAGTCGGGGACGCGCTTGAGATCGCCGGTGCCGAGGTGGATTTCTTCGACTTCAAGGGAACGCCTACTCGGTATGGCTGGGAAACGAAAGTCCAGGTTCTTGCAGACTATCGCTTCACGATTGTCATTGAGGCCTGCAACGAAGAGAACAACTTCGGGGAGCCGATCCTGGATGCTTTCTCTCAGGGAACTATACCGATCCAGTGGGGATGCTCGAATGTAGGTGACTTCTTTGACACAAGCGGGATCATCAAGTTTGAAACCGTCGATGAACTCCTTGGGATTGTCGGAGGACTGACACCCAAGTTGTGGGGCGAGATGCTTCCCGGCATCGCCCACAATCTCCAACTGGTCGAGGACTATGAGATCACGGACGATTGGATCTATGAGCATGTCCTGCGCGATAGATTCATAGCATGATGACATCATCCTACAAGGTCGTGTCAGACTGTCAGCTTCAGAATCTCCCCGAGATCCTAGAGAACCATGTTGGCTTCAAGGATGATGGCTATTTCGTGGATGTCGGTGCTTATGATGGACTGCGCTGGTCGAAGACATGGGAATTCTCGGAACTCGGATGGAAGGGGTTACTCCTGGAGCCTCTGCCAGAGGCATTTGGGAAGTGCGTCCGCAATCACGCCGGCCACGATGCCCTCGTACTTCCCTACGCGGTATCCGGGGAGAACGATAACCAGCCTCTGTACATTTCGGACATCTTCTCAACTCTGGAACTCCACCATGCTCCTGTGATGAACCGAAGCGGCGCGGCCCTGACGCCCGACGAATTCGTGAATGTCCGGACAGTCACACTAGATTGGGCCCTCGAATACTACGCATGGCCCACAGACTTTGATCTGCTCTGTGTAAATACCTACGGAAGTGAACGGCTGGTACTGAATGGATTCAACCTAGCATACTGGAGGCCCAAGGTCATGGTGTGGCAACTCATGGAAAACCATCCTGGAGAAGAACTGCGCCGGATCGGTGAAGGACTTCCCGAGATGATCCAGAAACATGGCTACTCCAAAGTCTACGCAGACGGAACCAATAGCATCTTCGTTGTCAATGACTGAGCGACAGGAGATCTTCGTACTCGGGTTCCCGAGGAGCGGAAATTCATGGCTTTCCCGGTTACTTGGGCATGTCCTGAATTGTCCCATTGAATCAGGAAAGGAGTTTCCATCGAATGCCGATGAGGGCCATGATAGACCAGGACCTTTCGTAATCCGGTTGAGGCATCCTGACGGCTTATTTGATCCATCGAATCGAGACCGTGGCCTTGGCAACTTCATCGGGAAATCGGTTGCTCAAATCGTTCGAGATCCTCGGGATGTCCTTCTGAGTCTACGCGAATACTATAAGTCAACCTGGATTGATGCACTCATCAGGATGGAATCCTGGTCAAGCGCGATTGAAGCCTGTTCTGAAATAGGTGTCCGGATCAGATATGAGGATCTGCACCAGAGGACAGCCAGAGAACTTGGCCGGATATTGGTTTTCCTCGACCTATCTTTTGATCCTCATGCAGTACGGGAAGCTGTGTGGCGGCAGTCCTGGAGTGTGCGAATTAACAACATCACTGAGGATATGCCCTATGGCCCCGATCATCAAAGACTAGCATTTGGCCATGGCAAGGTCGGCCGATGGCGGCAAGAAATGCCAAAGGATGTCCTTCAAGAGGGCCTCAAGATCTTTGGCGGAACAATGAGGGACCTTGGCTATGTCAACGCTTAGGGCTGTCGATCCCGAACGAAATAGGGCGCGTTGGCCTTGGGGTGAGGTCAGAAAACGCACGAAGATCATTGTCCTGGAATACCGAGACAGATACAAAACCATATCCGGTCTCGCGAGCGCATTGGGAGTGGGAAGAGAGACGATCCGCGGCATGATGAAAGGTCATAGTGTGGCCCCTGAGAAACTCTATGAAGTCTGGGTCAGTGGCCCCCCAAGTTGTGCGATAATCGCAGGTGAGATCATCCAGAGGATCTATCCCTGATGCGAGTGGTCTACCGAACGCGGAAGTTCAAGAGCCTCAGCCTTGGCAAGAAATGGCACCAAGCCGAGATCGGCATTCGTCGATTGGGCACGATGACGCGCTGGCAGACCCTCAAGAGAAAATTTCGGCAGAGGTCCAGAGCCGAGGACTATGGCAAGGACTTCGTTGACCGTTTCACGAAAGCCAAAGAGGCGGTGAAGTGAAGATTCGGATGGTGCCTCATCTTTCGGAGGTCGGTAAAGAGGAATCGGGCATTCGCCGTGTTATCGAGGCCTACTTCAAGTATCTCCCTGCCTTCGGAGCCAAGATGGTGAAACCCGGTTCCGAGAACTATGACCTCAAGATCGGCCACGCGGGAATAGCCCCAGATGCGGACGTCTCTCATCTCCACGGACTCTACTGGTCCGGTGATTACGACTCTGCTGGTTGGGAATTCAAGGCCAATCAATCAGTCGTTCAGTCGATCCGATCCGCGCGCAAGATCACAGTTCCATCCAAGTGGGTTGCAGAAACTATCCAGCGGGACATTCGGGTTGACCCTGTAGTGATCCCTCATGGAATCACCTGGGATGACTGGCAGCACAACGAAGGCAACGAGGGCTATATCCTATGGAATAAGAACCGGGCAGCCGATGTTTGTTCGCCTGAACCGATGGCGAAGCTGGCGCGGATGTTCCCGACCATCACATTCGTCTCAACCTTCGCCCCAAAGCTCAGACCAAGGAATGTGAAAGAGATCGGCCTTGTCGCTCACGCCACGATGAAGAAGATCGTTCAGGCGGCTGGTGTCTATCTCTCAACAACTAAAGAGACATTCGGAATTGGGACGCTTGAGGCTTTGGCTTCTGGTGTTCCAGTGTTGGGTTTCGCCCACGGCGGGAATGTCGACCTTATCCAGCATGGGATCAATGGCTATCTGGCAACGACCGGGAACTATGATGACCTCGCAGATGGATTGGAATACTGCATTCAGAATCGAGAGACTTTGGGCGCGAATGCTCGAGAACTTGCGAAGGAATGGACCTGGGAGAAAGCCTGCGAGAAAGTCTATGCAGTCTATCAAGAGGCGATGTTTGAGCCACCCGCGACCGCGGCGATCATCATTCCATGCTGGAACTACAGCGACAAAGTAGGGAGGGCAATCGACAGTGCCTTACGACAGTCTTATGAACTCCTGGAGGCGGTGGTCGTCGTTGACGATGGCTCAGACGATGGAAAAGAACTGGAACGAGTGGTGGCAGACTTCCACGACCCCCGTCTTCGTCTGGTCCGACAGGAGCGTGGCGGGGTGTCTGCCGCCCGGAACCGCGGGATCGCCGAAGTCCGATCCCAATACATCACCTGCCTCGACGCCGACGATTCCATCGATCCTAGATTCTTGAGTGCTTGCATCAATGCACTGGAAGGACATCCAGAACTCGGGATTGCCTACACCAAGCTCCAATGGATCAAGCCCGATGGATCGTCTGGTGTCAGCGAATGGCCCGGAGACTTCGACTTCGATCAACAGTTACGCCGGCGGAATCAGATCCCGACAGCCTGCGTATTCAGGCGGGCGATGTGGCAGAGACTCGGAGGCTATCGATCCCGTTATGAAGGATCGGGAGGCGCGGGAGCCGAGGACGCGGAATTCTGGCTGAGGGCTGGCGCCTATGGTTGGGGCGCAGTCAAAGCCACGGATGCGCCACTATTTGTCTACTCTTGGCAGAGTGGACGGGTGAGTGGGGATAGAAACTACCAGGAAGCCGACTGGCTGGCTTGGCACCCCTGGACAAGAGATGGCCAGCACCCGTTCGCCTCAGTCGCCACACCGGAGCGCCTGAGCCATCCTGTGAGACAATACGATGAACCGATTGTCTCAGTGGTTATCCCGATCGGACCCGGCCATGAAACCAAGGTCATTGATGCTCTGGATAGCCTTGAGGCTCAGACACTCCGAAGGTGGGAGGTCAACGCGGTCTGGGATGCTGGCGTGGAGATCCCGCAGAGCCTCAAGGACGCCTATCCCTATGTCCGTTGGTTCCCGTCAGCGGGAAAATTAGGAGCAGGTCACTCCAGAAACCTCGGGGCATCCAAGGCTCGAGCGCCATTCCTGATGTTCCTGGACGCGGATGACTGGCTCTACCCCGAGGCACTCGAGGAAATGGTCAACGCCTGGGGGCAGGAAGAGGCGATTGTCTACAGTGACTATGTGGGAAAGGCGACGATCTCCAATCCCGATGAACTGAACCCGAAGCTGCGGAGCAAGCTCTACTATCGGGATCCGATCACGGGTCATTCCGTGATTGGCTACAAAGCCGCGGACTACGATCCCAACCGGGCCCAGGCCCAGCCCGAAGACAACCCCTACATCTGGACGAACGTGACCTGCCTGATCCCCCGGTCTTGGCACCAGGAGGTCGGCGGATTTGATGAGTCTCTCAGGACGTGGGAGGATGTAGACTATCACTGGCGGATGGCCCGGGCCGGGAAGTGCTATCATCATCTGGAAAAAGAACTGCTCGTCTACAGGTTCGATACGGGAAACCGCCGAGAACTAGGTTTGCAAGAACATAGCACTGTTGTAGAATACCTGCGACGGAAGTATGAGGAGATAGAGGTCGTGGCATGTGGGTGTGCGGGTGGAACCAAGGCAAGGTCTCCGATGCCTCCAGCCAAGATGATGGTTGGCGGCAATGGTTCGGCAGTAAAGGACACATCGATGGCAGATGACGATTTCGTTCTCATCAAGTACATGCACCCGAACCGAGGTACTCATGTCGTGGTCGGGGGAGCCACGAAGACCAAATATGGCTACAGATCAGGGGGAGGTGCCGAGCAGTTCCTTGTCCACAAAGCGGATGTAGCCAACCAGCCTCAGTACTTCCAGCAGATGCAGACCATCGTCCCTCCAGCACCCAAGCTGCCACCCCCAGCTCCTCCGCAGCCCATCGCTGAGGATCCCTTCCGCCCAGTCGCAGTTCAAGGTTCGGCGGTTCAAGAAGTGCAGCGAATAATCCCGCGAGCCAAAGCCAAGTTTGATCTCCAGAAACTTCCGGGCATAACCGCGGACATCCACAGGCAACTCAAAGAGGCTGGAATTGAAGGCCCGGAAGATTTGATCAATCTCGGGATCGAAGGATTGACGGAATACCGCGGCATCGGTGAGGCGAAAGCCGAACGGATCATTGGTGCGGTGAAGCAGATCATGAAGATGGCCGAGGCCGAAGCATGACACTTCCGATTCGGAACGAGATCGTTCATCTTTCGCTAGACTATACGCCGCTCAGCGGTGATCCTCCAGCGATTATGGTCCGCAAAGCCCTAAAGGAAGTTCTCATGGGTCTAGCTTTTCGCTTGGAAAGGTTTGATGGCGGAACCAATTCGGATGGTAGCCTGAAAGATTTTTTCCCGACTGAATTCCCAATGCACATGAAACTGGAATCCGAACAAGTTCTCTGGGATTTTCACATCAAAGCTACTCTCCAGAATGGATATGCCATCAAAGAGAGCCAGATAGCCGAGGCTGAGGCATGAATAGAATCAGTGGAAGAACAATCATCAAGATCATCCTATATTTCATGCCAATCGCGGCTATCCTGACCATAGCCTTCTGGATTTATGTTCTTGGCCTCATCAAAGGCTGATTAACGAAAGAAGTTAGCGGCAGGAGGCCGACTTCATTTCAGGAGGTGCGTCATGGAGCGCATCGAGGTCGGTCGGTATCAGCACCCAGAGGACCACGGCTGGGCGGGATGGATCAATCCCGAAAGGGAGCAAGATGAGACTATCCCGAAGTGGGCACTGTTCATAACCGTGGATGGTCATGTGGCTCTCGGTGTGAGAGATGAAGAGGGATTGAACTTTGGTGGTCCATTCGGGACCGACCATCCCCGAACTTTCACGCTAGAATCTGGAGAGCCTGTCCCATAGGGAAAGGAAAGAGGCAGGAGGCCTCTAGCAATCATTGATCGGACAATTGATACCTGTCTCCGTCGGACTGGCGGATAGCCTAAGTCCGACGTTTTCATTAATCGACCTCTTGATCCTCGGGCTGGCAACATGGAGGCTATCGAGCCTTCTGGTGAATGAGGATGGACCGTGGGAGATCTTTGCCCGGATGAGAACAATGGTCGGAATTCGGTACAACGAACAGTCTCTGCCTTATGCCACGACCGCCTTATCCGAGCTTTTCACTTGCGTTTTCTGCATGTCGGTCTGGATGGGCTTTCTGTTGACGGCAGTCTACTGGTTGAGTTCGAAATGGACAATCCTAATCATGTCGCCTTTCGCCTTGAGCGCGATAGCGGTCATAATCGAGAGGGTCGTCAGTGGCGAGAGCAAGCACTAAGACCATCCTGAGTTTGGATCGATTCGCTCAGATCATGGGAATCGCACCACCTCACTTTAACGGTGCGGTAGGATCTGCTGGGACACCGATTGTCTTTCCAGCCGGCGGGGCATCCTGCGATAGCGTTTTTTGGCAACACGCGTGGCAAGCCGTGGATCGTGTGAGCCGAGAAGACATAGCCGAAGAGATCTCTATGTCAGAGGAAGAGATCGCCCAGTTCATCGGCTACTGGCCCGGCCCGAAATGGATCGAAGGCGAGGTCCATAAGATGCCTCGCCATCATAGACAAGACGTTTTCGAGGATGGTCTGGACAACCGGGGTATGCCCAAGAGCGTCAAGGCCAATTGGGGACGCATCATCTCTCAAGGGCAGCGCGCCACGACCGTCATTGGAACCGCTACGAGGACCATCCCTGTCAATATCGCCGATACCCTAGTTTTCTCTGATGCCGATGGGGACGGGTTCGATGAAACCGCGACGATCACGCTGGCCTCCGCGGTCTATGACGAATGCGAGTACAAGGTCTATTTCGCCGGACATGGCGCGGCTGAGGAGTGGGAAGTTAGGCCTCTGCGTACCGTAACAGTCGCGGGCGGGAATGTCGTCATCACACTCTGGACCTGGCAGATCCTCGATCCTGACCTGTGGGAGGCCTTCCCCACGAGCGATGGGAAAGCAGCCATCAATCTGGATACGGACACCAACTTTGTCCTCAGCGTGGATGTCTATCGAGAATATAACGATCCCACAGCCAGAAGCGCGGAGCTGTACTGGGAACCTCTCGGGAATGTAGCATCTATCTTCTGTCCGAATTGTGGCGGGACAGGCTGCACCGTCTGTGAGTTCACGACCCAGGATGGATGTGCTCATGTCCGGGATGTGGAGATCGGGACATTGGTCCCAGGTCCAGCAACCTATGATGCGGCTACCGGGGCATGGCTTCCCGACGCGCTTTCGGTTTGCCGTATGCCTGATCAGGTGAAGTTCTGGTATCAATCGGGAGAATTGAGCCGGGACTATCTTGCGGGTCTGAGTTGCGATCCGCTGTCTCATTTCTGGGCTGAGACCATCGCCTGGCTAACGGTCTGCCGACTCGAGCGTCCATTCTGCCGATGCTCCAATGTGAGTTCAGTTACGGAATGGCTGAGGGTTGATCTGGCCCAGACTCCCCGAGAAGGTGATACCTATGTGACTTCCCCCGGAGATCTTGAGAATCCATTCGGAACGCGACGGGGGGAGATCCGGGTCTGGAAACGCCTTGCAAAACTTGCACCGCGTATCGCCCACGTCGCTGTGATATGAGAAAGGTTTCCTGGCAAGACAAGAACGGTTACTTTCGAGCGGCGATGATCCGAGACGACGATCCAGATGATATGGGTCCTCAAGGGATCCCGCTTGAGCCTCCGAGCCTCGACGGACTGGACTGTGGCGAGTTGAAGAAAGCGATCCACAATGAACTCGTCAGGCAGGGGCTTTTCACCTGGGCGGATGTTGTGAAAGGTCAGTCCGCTGTCACGGGTGTCGTGACAGGAATCGTGAAGCGACACCTGATCCAAGCCTACAGGTCGGAGGACCAGGAGGAATCTCATGAGTGATCCACTACAGACCGGCTTTACCCGCGTGTTCCTGATCGAAGGTCGGGCACGCGCAGACCGACAACCCAGCTACGAATCGACCATGAAGATGGCCGGCGTCGAGCAGGGCTTCGGGGATGTGACCTCGATCTACTCTCCTCACCCGAGGAAGTATGATAGCTTCGAGATCATCGGGACCGTTCGAGGAGAGGCCGAGAGGCCGACAACCTCCCTGATCGGCCGATACGCGATCAACCTCCAGAGCCAACTTCTGAGGCTGGCGAAGATCGGGTGCTCGAACGATGTCCAGCTCCACATGGGAAGCTGCACCGATCCCTCGGACTTCAATGAGTTCAAGAAAGCCTTGATCATCGAAGACGCGCTGATCCCAACTTGGTCGACCGACGACCTGGGCGCGCTCCAGCCCGATGAAAAGAGCCTAGTCAATGAGACGGCCGAGATCAGCGGCGCTCAGTTCTATGAGGTTCTCCCGCTGAATGCGGCCTCCAAGGCCGCGGACGTCCTGACCAATGAAGTCATCGATATGGTCTTCTGCGATTCGGTTTCCTGCGGTGACTGCGAAGACCCGAGCGATGGATGCCTCAAGGCATTTGGGGTCACGAAGGCGGCTGGCGGTTCTCCTGGAACGCCCGCGGATGTTGTCTTCAGCCTGGATAAAGGCGCCACCTGGATGGTCTACGATGTAGATTCCCTGGGCGCTGCTGAGGATCCCAACGCGCTTGCCTGCATCGGGAACTACATCGTGGTTGTTTCAAACGATTCGGGTTCGCTCCACTACGCGCTCAAAACGGAATTCGATGGTCTGACCGATCCAGCGTTCACAGAAGTCACCACAGGCTTCGCGGTCGGCGGGGCACCGAATGCGATCGACAGCGTTGGGTCGAAGGCTTTCATCGTCGGTGATGGTGGATACATCTACTCGACCCCCGATCCCACTGGAGGTGTCGACGTATTGGATGCTGGCGCTGCGACGCCGGTCAAGCTCAACGCTGTGGATGCCATCAGCGAAGACTTTGCAGTCGCGGTTGGGAACGATGGTGGTGTGGTCTTCACGAGCGATGGTGCCTCGTTCGCTGCCACAACCACAAGCCCAGTTGGTGTGGGCGTGAACCTGACTACCGTGGGCGTGGTGGATGAAAACTACTGGTTGGTCGGCACGAGCAATGGCCGCCTGTACTACACCTTCAATCAGGGCAAGTCCTGGACGTTGAAGGGCTTCCCAGGCAGCGGAACGGGTATCGTCTGGGACATCGCGGTGGCCACCCGATCCGTCATCTATCTGGCGCACAGCACCACGGCGCCGTCAGGGCGGATCCTGCGGTCCTTTGACGGTGGCTATTCCTGGAATCTGACGCCAGAAGGTACCGCGGTACTCCCAGCGAATGATCATGTCGCGGCGCTGGCAGTATGCGAGTTCGATGCGAACTTGGTCATCGGTGGCGGATTGGCCGATGATGCAACGGATGGGTTCATCGTCGTAGAACAGGACTAACACTCTCGGACTGGGAGGTCAAGATGGTGAAAGCAGTTGTAGGGCCGAGCCCGGCAATTGAGGCCGCGCGCGAGCGTTCCGGCGAGGAGAATGGAATCGTCACACTGAGCACGGGTGTCAAAGCCCGGCTCAAGTCGGTTGCCACTTCTCTCATCATTGAGATCCAGCAGCGGGTCCCAGAACCAGAGGTTCCGATCTGGAACAATCCAGATAAACCGACGACTGATCACCCTGAAGGGAGGCCCGAACCGAATCCCGCAGATTCAGCCTACATCAAGGCGAAAAAGGAAGCTGACACAGCCCGTGGAACTGCGGCGATCGATGCTATGGTCCTGTTCGGCGTGGATCTGGTTGAGGGGATCCCCGAACACGATACCTGGCTGGAGAAACTGAGGTTCCTGGAAAAGAGGGGCCTCATTGATCTGTCGGCGTACAACTTAGATGATCCCTTTGAGAGAGAATTCCTCTACAAGAGGTTCGTCGCCCTCGGAACCGAGGACCTCACTAGGCTATCAGAAATGATGGGCATAGCGGAGGTGGCGGTGAAGCGTGCCGCCCAATCCTTTCCGGGTCCTGAAACACGGCCTGCCGATTGAGGACTTCCCTATCAGGGACGCGGTCGATCCGGGGATCACCTACAGTCCTATCTTTGAGGAGCTGAGCGTGGTCAAAGACTATGGACTTGATGCAGAACGGTGGTACATCGGAGGCTACTCGGCTCATCTCATGGCGACGATCATCGCCCATCACCGGATGCGCGGCTTGGTGGATCTGCATGTCGAGCAGGCCCGGAATGAGAAGGCGAACCGGGACGCAAAGAGGAAGAAGTAGATGGCGTTTGTAGAAGACCTGGGAATTCGGGCGGTCGCGTTCGGGCTTCCCGAATTCCTGCGCGGAATGCAGCAGATGGACAAAGGCATCGCGGGCGTGGGGACCCGCGGTGAGAGTCTGTCACGCCAGTTTGCCAGCCTAGGGAACTCAGTCATCAAGTTCGGATCTGTGCTCGGGACTGTTGTCGTGGGTGCAGCTGGCGCGGCGGCCGCAGCTCTCGGCGGGTTGGCCGCAATAGGGATCCGAGAGGCTATCCAGGCTGAAGAAGTGAATGCACGGCTCGAAGCGGTTCTTGCGGCAACCGGAGGAGCCGCGGGGATCACAGCACAGAAAGCCAACGAACTTGCTTTTGCTTATCGGGATCTGGCAGGCGGAAGCGATGATGCAGTCAAGGCTGCCGAAGCCGTTCTATTACGGTTCAAGAACATCAGGGGGAAAGCATTTGAGCCTGCGCTTCAGATAACGCTCGACCTCGCGGCCGCCCTGGGTGTTGATGCAGCATCAGCCGCGTCACAACTAGGCCGCGCGCTTGAATTGCCAGGCGAAGGTCTGCGCGCGCTGAAGGCGGCTGGGATCATCCTTACCGATGAACAGACGGAATTGATTGACAAGTTGGTCGAGACGGGTCAGATCGCCAAGGCTCAAGACTTCCTCATGAAGGCGCTGGCAGGATCGATCGGGGGGACGGCGGCTCGGGCTGCACAAACACTAAGCGGTCAGTTCACGATCCTCAAGAATCACATCCTCGAAGAGGCCGAGGCCATCGGATTCATCCTTCTCCCGGCATTCGGTAGGCTGTTATCGGGCATCACGCCGATCATCCAACAGGCACTCCCCTTGCTTGTTGAGTTGTTCCGAAATCGTGTCGGGCCCGCGGTTGAGAGGACCGTGGATTTCATCCTGAACCTTGTCAGGGCTTTTGCCGATGCAGGACCATTCTCCATTGAATTCCGTGAAGCCTTAACTGGCATTCTCCCTCAGGACTTGCAGGATCGACTTACGGCGTTTCTAGATGGTATTGGCGAAGGTTTTAAGAAAGTCCGCGATGTCATCAGTGAGAACAAAGACGCTATCATCGGGGCAATCCAGGCCATCGGTGTGGCACTCGCGGGAGCAGCGATCTTCTCAATCGTTCTCAAGATCGCTGGTATCATCACTGCTCTTGGGACGCCCATCGGTATCATCCTCGCAGTCATTGGTCTTCTTGGAGCAGCCTGGAAGACGAACTTCCTAGGTATCCAGGATACCTTGCGACACTTCTGGGAGACAACTGGAAGACCTATCTTTGACAGTCTCTTGGCAACGCTGAAAGAACAGCTTCCCAAGGCACTCCAGGCAGCTTCAGATTTCTTTGAGAAGACTCTTCTGCCCGCCTTTGCTTCAGTTGCCTCATTCTGGAAAACCGAAGGGCAACCAGTATTCGAGCAGATCGTGGATTTCCTCAGCAAGAATGTTCCTATCGCCATTGAAGCCGCGCGAGATTTCTTCGTGGACAAGTTGATCCCTGGGATCGCTGCGGTTGTGAGTTTCATCGGGCAGAACTTCGGCCCCGCGATCACGGGTATCGTGGATTTCTTCCAGCCCTTGACCGATGGAGTATCCAAGATATTTGATGGTATCGCCGCGAATGCACCCGCAGTGATAGATGCCTTCGGTCCTGTAATCGACTTCATTAAACAGACCTTCGGCCCTACTTTCGCGATTGTACTGAACAATGTAGGCATCTTTCTGAAGAATTTCGTAGTGCTTCTCGGAAATTTGCTCGGCCGACTCGGAGAAGTCCTTCAGTCAGAGACATTCCAAAAAGGTTTTCTTGGTGTCGTGAATACGATAGCATTCGCGTTCCGATTCGTCGTCGGGATTGTGGAGATTGCCTTAGCCGTGATCACCGGGGCCTTCGCCGCGGCAACTGCTTTCATGGCCGGTGACGCGCAGGGATTCTATAATGCTGTCATCGGGACTATCGGAGCCCTATTCAACACGGCATTGGGCATTGTTGGCATTAACCTTGATGAATTCCAGAAGTCATGGGATACAGCCTTCACAAACATCAAAGTCTTGGTAGACATCATCCTCGGCGGAATCCGGGACAGGATCAGCAACGCGGTCGAAAATATCAAAAAGTTCTTCGGGGAGGATCTGAGGGATTCTGTTTCAAACGCGCTCAATGCTCTAAGCGATACCGTGGCTGAACTCATCGGAGGCATTGCCGACAAGATCTCGGAGGGACTCAGTGGAGCGATAGATTCGGTCAAGGACCTCCTGGGGATCCATTCCAGGTCGAAGGTCTTCATGGATGTCGGGAGGCAGATGATGCTCGGGCTTGCAGAGGGAGTTGCCCAGGCCGCAAGGTTCCCGATCATAGCAACTCAGAATGTTGCCGCTCGCGTAGTCTCTGCTCCTGCGGCCTCTGGAGCCCAGAGGACAACGAATACGACGAACAACATGAACCTCACCGTGAACTCAGCCGCGCCGAGTGAGCGGGTTGTGGGCGACTTCCGCCTTATGGCAGCTTTGGGAGGCGGATGATGGGAAGAATTGAACTCTTCGAACCCGAAGCAACCCGCAATGAAGATACGAACCCAAGTATCGAGACAGCGACAACGGGCATCACCGCGGTTGGCTCGACGGTCACGCGCAGTCTTGAGCAAGCACGCTTCGGTAGGTCTTCCGCCAAAGTAGTAACGAATGGCGCGGCGCTCTATGAGGGATTGAGGAAGGATACCAACCCTGGATCAGCCGCGGAACCTAGAACATCAAGCGTTTACATCCGAGGATCGGGTACGGTCAGACTCCGTGTTCTAGACAATACGAACAGCGTATCGCGTACGGGCCATCCGGTTCATCTCTCCTCAACCCAATGGACTCGGCTATCTCTGACGATGCAGCTTGGTTCAGCCGCATGCACAGACCTGAGAACTTTCATCGAAACAACCGAACGGGAGATCAATACGTTCTACTGTGATGGCTTTCAGGTAGAGGCAAAGGGTTATCCGACGACCTATGCCGACGGAGACCTGGAACTTGATCTTCCGATCCACAACGGAGAACCCTTCTTCCATTGGGATGGGTCTCGGCATCTTTCCGAGAGTGTCCGCAGCGTTCGATACCGACCTGCCGGACGCGCGAGAGATGTTACCCAGGGGATCAATCATCGTCTCTGGCCGACCGAGGTCAGCGGTTTCGGTATGGCACCTGTGGAGTTGAGCGTTCAGCAATTCGCTAGTTTCGACCGAGGGATCGTTAGCCGAAGTCGGCCAATCCCGAGATCCATGATGATCACTTTCTGGGCTGTAAAAAGCCTAGCGGAATGTATCGGGAACCCGGCGAATCTCAGACACCTCCACAAAGCAAGAGAGGCTCTTGAGGCGATCCTGAAACCTGATCGAAGCCAAGAGACTCAGGCCGCGCTTCTCCGTTATGCCAATGGCAGAGCGCCGATGGATCTTCCAGTCTTCTATGAATCCGGTCTCGAGTTCTCGGGCGATCTGCGGTTCCCGTTCAGCAATAGCTTCGGGATTCGGCTTCTAGCCCCTGATCCTCTCTGGGCAGTTGATAGCCAGGATGTCGTTGAGTTGGATCCTGAGGATACCTTCGATGTTGACTACATCGTCGCCAAGATCAATGGGCAATGGCAATCCATTGGGGTAGGCGCGAATGGTGTAGTCCGAGTGATCGCGGTCAATCCTCAAACCGGCGACATTTGGATTGGAGGAGAATTCACTGAGTTCGATGGTGACACGGACTGTAATCGAATCTGTCGGGTTAGTCCTGATGGGTTGACCGTAACACCTATCGATGTTGGTATTGATGATGGGTGGGTTAATGCTATCGCATTCTCTCCCAATGGAGATGTCTATGTGGGAGGCGATTTTGATGATATAGGCGGTAACCCTTTCAATAACATCGCCCATTGGGATGGTGCGACTTGGAATACGATGGTAACAGGCGGCGGGGCTGAGGGACTTGACAACGCGGTAATGGGTCTGGCATTTGATCGTTTTGGAGTTCTATTTATTGGTGGTTCTTTTCTCCAAACCGCAAATACGCTGACCGATCTCAATCGGTTCGCGAGTTGGGATCCAGCTTTCCCGGGATTTACGGCCCTTGGTGGAGGGCCAGGATTGGATGCCGTGGTTAATGGCGTCCGGGTAGACCTAGATGGAGAGACTATCTACATCTGCGGCAACTTCACGCAGGAGACGGGCGGGGCTGCCAATTCCCTCAAACGGGTTGCACGATGGACTGGAACTATCTACGAACTCCTTGGCGAAGAAGGCGCAGATCAGGAGGTTGTTCATATCGAATTCGCCCGGGATGGGAAACTATACTGCGGTGGCAATGCGCTGGCCGATATAGGCTATGGAGCCGTAGAGAATGCCGCGGTCTATGGTCGCCAAGATTGGTTCCCGTTGGGCCGAGAGGGGGACGGTTTTCCTGGTGGCGGAATTGTCCGATGGGTCGATACGTCCCGCAAGGGACAGATTCTCTTTGGCGGTGACTTTGCAAGCGCTACCGATAGCCCATTGGCCGCTGGAATAGCAACATGGAATGGGACTCGTTTCGGCCATCTTGATTTGCTGATGCCTGGGGCACCGGATGTCTATTCGGCAATCTACAATGGTAATGACATCTGGGTGGGCGGGGACTTCACAGGATCCGCGAGTGCATCAGCGATTCAAACAGCGATCAATCAGGGAGAAGCAAAGGCTGGTCCATTCCTGGATGTTCTGGGACCCGCCCATCTTCGATGGCTGGAAAATCAGAGTACGGGACAGATCATTCGGTTCAACCTGGAGATCCAGGGTGGTGAGCATGTTGTTGTAGATCTTCGTCAAGGCTTCCAGCAGGCACTATCGGATTTCCAGGGCAACGTCATTCGGGGAATCCTGCCCGACTCGGATGAGTTTGAAGTGCTGCCTGGTAGCAATACACTTGCCTTCTATGCCACTGGAACAACGGGCGATACCGAAATCAGTCTGCGTTGGCAACCTCGCCACTGGAGCTTTGACGATTGACGGCCTCACATCGCATCCGAATCCTTACCCACGATGGACAGCCCCTCGCGTTTCTCGATGACTACGTTCGATTTGAGTATGCCCGTATCCTGAATGATGCGGGCTGGTTCACGATCATCACCCGACCTGACCTGTCGAAAGACTATCTCAATGTCGACCAGCTTTTCGAGTTTTACCGCCAGCCAGAAGGTGGAACAGAACAACTTCTCATGGTTGGGTTTCTCCGTTACTGGGAATGGTTCGAGGACAATGGACAGGAGATGCTCGCGATTGGCGGACCAGATCCCATTGAACTTCTCAACCGAAGACCTATTGCTTACCGTTATGCCGAGGGTGAATCCAGCAAGAATCAAGAAGCGGACGACATGATAAAGGCCATTGTCCGAGAAAATGAAGGCGCGTTGGCAGGCAATGACGCTGAAGGACGGCCTCGTAGATACCTCGCCGATCATTTCTTCGTCGATCCAGACGCGGCTCAATGTCCTGTTCTCATCCGAAACTTCGCGTGGCGCAAAATGCTTCCAGTCCTTCAAGAAATTGCCGAGACAAGCCGACATCTTGGGACGCCGCTCTATTTTGATCTCGTCCCTGTCGGGGATGCTCGATTTGTGTTCCGCACATTCACGGATGTCGTCGGTCTTGATCGGACTCTTTCGGGCGGACTACAACCGATTGTGTTTAGCCAAGAAGCTGGGACATTGGCGAATCCTTATCTTCGGGAAGACTATGTTGATGAATGGAACTATGTCTGGGGTGGTGGTCAAGGCGAGGGACTGGATCGGGTCATTGATACCGAAAACGATCTGCATCGCATGGCCCGATCGATCTGGAATCGTCGTGAGGATTTTCAGGATGCCCGGGAGGAAACCACCACTCTTGGTGTGGCGAGCCGAACCTTTCAGCATATGCAGAACAGTCGGCCGAAGTTGATCTTTCGAGGCGAGTTATTGGATACGCCCCGGAGCCGATTCGGGGTCGACTGGAACTATGGCGACAAGGTATCGGCGCTTTACCGAGGGAAAGACTTCGATGGGGTCGTGCGATCCATTCATGTCTCGGTAAATAGGGATCAGACAGAAAACCTATCTGCCGGACTGGAGATTGAACGTGCCTTCAATTGAGCAGGCCATGGGCGATCTTGCTCGAAGGATCGCGGATCACGAAACCCGCGTTAAGAGGCTTGAGACCCTAGAGTTCTCGACGGTTGGTTTTGGATGCTTTACCCTCATTGAGGACATCCTTCTCGACGCGGTCACAAGTCCTGTTACCTTCGCGGCCATTCCCCAGACCTATCGCCATCTCATGCTCGTCCTAAATTTCCAAAGCGATGGAGTGCCAGTTTATCTCCGCTTCAATGGTGATAGCGGTGCCAACTATGACTGGGGTGGAGCACGGCATGGGCTTGCCGATTCAGGATCGCCAGCCTACCAAGCCAGCTATTTCGCTCGGGGTTATGGGGGAGAACCGAATACATCGATACGCGCTGGCGGAACGATGGAGGGAGAATTTGGGGTCGGATACATTTTCTTCGGAGACTATGCCTCCTCCGATAAGAACAAGACTATGTTAAGCCATATGCCGATCAGAGTGTTCGGTGAAGGCGAAGCACCAAGTTTGTGGATGGTCGAGCATGAATGGGGTGTATGGAACGATATGGATTCTTTAACTCAGATTGATGTCTACGACTACATTCCCGGCGGCGGCGGCGGATTCTACGCTGGATCTCGGTTCTCCCTCTATGGTCTCTGCTGATTATCCCCTCGGGATTGACTGCGGATTTCCACAAGAAGGAGTGGACTTCGTGGGCGCGCGCGAGGCTCATGTCGAGTTCGCGGCGATTCGGGTTGGTCAAGGTATATGGCCAGATCCAGATTTCGAGGTTCTATGGTCTGAGGCAAAGACAGAAAAAATACTACGGCTAGGATACATGGTTTATCAACCAGGTGTGACAGGCATCAATCAGTCCAGAACCTATTGCGATTCAATGCCGGCAAATGATCGTGGCGAACTTATGCCTGCGCTAGACCTGGAGAAGAATCCTGTAGACTGGAATCAATTGTATGCCATGGTCACGGCGATTGAACAATTCGATGGAAGAGAAATGATGATCTATTCTGGTGCATGGTTTCTGAATGGAATATCTGTCCCAGCATGGATACAGGCTAAGCCACATTGGCTAGTTGGTTATAATGATACTGGGCCTACTCCACTCAAGGGATATAGTCCCGAGATCATATGCTGGCAACAAACTTCGAGTTGGAATGTTGCGTGGGTAGGACTAACCTAGATGTGTTTCCAGATAACACGATGGATAATTTTTGCGATTAATCCAAATGTCACATTATATTCTTCTGCGAGATCAACCAAGCGGATCTCTCCAGGTTTGTATCGATCTCTGATCTCCAGAACTTCACATGGCGACAGCTTTCTAGCTGCATTTCTGAGCTTTCTACTCATATCACGATTGTTGTCGGCTTGGGTTCCAAGAAACAGATGGTCTGGATTGACACAGGGTGGATTGTCGCAATGATGGAGAACATGGACGCCCTGGGGAATAGGGCCGTTCACGAGTTCCCACGCGATCCGATGCGCTCGGAACAATTTGCTAGAATGACCGAATCCACCATAGCCATTGACATTGGTATAGCCTTTCCAGATCCAACATCTTTTTTCATTCGGAGATTTATCAACGAGGGACCAGAAACGTTTTGTGGTAGACTGTGGGAGCATCGGAACCTCCATTCCGGTGTTGATAGAAGGTCGTCAGGATCCCTATTGTCCTGACGACTTTAATTGTACTATGGAACGAAAATTATGCCAGGCAAGATTGATCGAGACTACTGGATAGCTGGAAGACAAGACCTCTGGAGGCGCGCGATGGCACGCAAGGTTGTAGATGCAACGAAGCTCTTCGAATGGATCACAGCGAATGCCGAAGAAGTCGAAACTCCTCCAGATATTCCACCTGAACAGCCACCTGAAGGAACATTCCATCTAGCTTATCCAGCCGATTTGCCAGTGAAGATCACACAGCTCTATGGGCGGAATCCCCAGGCTTACATGCCTTTCGGTCTCAAGGGCCACGAGGGGATTGATCTTCGGGCAGCGAATGGAAGCAAAGTCCGCGCGGGCGCGAAGGGGACTGTCTACCGGGTCGAGAACAACGCCAACAGCGGTGCCTATGGGATTCATGTTCGAATCAAGACCGAAGCAGGGGATGGTATCTTCAGCCATATCTACGCGCATTTCGAGAAAACGCTGGTCAAGGAAGGCGACATAGTTGAGGCAGGACAGGACATTGGCCTTGCTGATAACACCGGGAACAGCTCAGGTGCTCATCTGCATGTGACCCTCAAGCTGGATGGAGAAGACGCGCGTGGCGCAAGTTGGATGGAGAAGGATGACATCATCGATCCGACACCGTATTTCTCGGACATCTTCCCCGGGAACAAGTGGCATACCGACGTCGGTGGAAACTTTCGAGCTGAACCGAAACTAGACGGAGCCTTGATCCGTTGGATCCCCGCCGGCCAGATCATCACGGCGATCAGCCACAAGACGGAATGGGGCGACTGGTGGGAGATCAACTACTTTGGAACGAACGGCTTCTTCTGGGCGACCTATAAACTCAGCCCACTCTAGGAGGCGCGAATGCCCGATGAACTTACGCTGGCCAGCTTAGTAGCAAACCTAGGAGCTGTTGGGGGTTTTATCTACTATTCAATTAAGGTTAGCAAGAGTAACGGGGAGGAACGTCAGAAACGGGAAGAGGCCTTCACACTAGAACGTCAAGAGCGGGATAAGGAATGGCGTGATTTTCTCCAAACACAACAGACTTCTTTCCTGGAATCGATCGGAACTCGGGATGGACATTGGTCTGAGATGTTCAAACTCCAAGCCGAACAAAGGGGAGCGGCGATGTCTCAAGGGATGGAACAAATGAGGGAGGTGACAGAACAGATTCGTGGATTGGTCTCCATCTTCTTGAATCACGAGACTACGGCAGCAGAAAGAACTAAGTCTATCCTTGACGCGATCAACTCAATCAGGGCATCGAAAAGAAAATAGGACCAGCGTACTATGAACTCCTACGCAGGCTCAGATTTGACAGATTCCTCCGCTAAGGCTACCCTGTGAGCGTGGTCATCCACGCCCATTCCCTCCGAAGACAGAACTGAGGAGATTCCATGAGACGAATCGCTATCGTCCTTTTCATCGCGTCTCTGTTGACTGGATGCTATCCGAGCGGTCCTACGCCAGAACCATCGCCCACAGCGGTCTTGCGCGCGGCGGCTGCTCAACTGCCTACGGTGAAGCCATCGGAAACGGCTGAACCGACTGCTATCCCCGTACCGACGCAGGCTCTACCCCAGTATGTCACCGCGGTACTGGTCGGCATGGATCGGGATCGGGAGGGGATCGGGCTCAGAACGGATACTTTCATCATCGTCAGTCTGCGGATCATGCCCGGTGCCTCTCAGGAAATCGAAGAGGCTATTGTCCTGAGTATTCCGCGCGATACCCTAGTCGATGTCTTGGTCGACGGAAGCTGGAAGAAGGATCGGATCAATGTCGCCTACCTGCGGGGAGGCTTCGATGGAGTCCGCGAGGCGGTGAAACAGAACTTCGGCCTGTTCGTGAATGCCGGCGTTTATGGTATCGACTTCGATGGTCTGATTCGAGTGGCGGACCTTCTTGGCGGACTGACCGTGGTCCCGAAGGAAACCTACTTCGACTGGTGCGGAAACTACAAAGGTCTGCTCGGCGCGGGAAGCAAAGGTGGCTATGACTCCAACTGGAAAGCTGGGGTGGAGTATCATATGACCGGCGCGCAACTCCTGTGCTACATCCGGGCGAGGACTCAATCGGATGATGTGGCACGGACGCGCCGGGCTCAGGATGTCCTATTGGCGATGCGTAACGACTGGCTGCCGACGATCATCGCCAGTCCGACGATATGGCCTGATCTATTCTCACTAGTCAAGACAGATCTTCAACTCAGTGAAGCCATGGATTTCCTTCCATTGGCCGATGAATTCCAGAATGGGAATGTGCCTCTAAGAATGGAATCCATGGAAATCGGACGCCATCTCAAATACGGCAAGACTGCCACAGGGGCTTCAGTTCTGGTTCCATTGGTCGATCTGAAAGTCTGGGCGAACTGCCAAGTGACCGCGGGCGCAAACTGCCCATAGGAGGCTCTCATGCCTGACGACAAAAATGTCCGAGGCGCACGAATCGTTCTCGCAGTTATAGCGGCAGCAGTCATTCTCTTCATGATGTTTTTCTTCGCGGCGAATACGACCGGGGCCGCACCTCTAGAGTGGGATAAGACCAAAACGCCCACGGCTACCGAAAAGCATCAGGAGAAATCCAAGACACCGACGGAGACCGAGAAGCCTTATTCAAGCAAGACACCAACCAAGACCAAGTCTCCCACAGAGACACGAATCCCGACTGACACACCGCAACCGTCAGATACTCCAGTACCCCCCACGAGTACCATGACGGCGACGCCTGTTCTAACGGACACATCTCAACCAACGGAAACAGGAACTGTCATCCCTAGCGCGACTATCACGGAGACTTCGGTTCCTGATACCGAGACGCCCACCAAGACGAAGAAGCCTCCCGATGACGATGACGAAGATACACCTGAACCGACACAGACCCCGAGGATCTTCATCGTGACCTCGACGCCGACCCAAACGGTCACGTCCATTGATGGCATCGGCGGAGGTGGTGATACATCGGAATTCGGATCCTGCGGATGTTGCTGTTGTGCTTGTCAGTCTCCTATTCAGCAGGATCCCGTAGTCTTCAGTATCGAGCCGCCCGAGATCACCGGAATGGATTCGTTTGCTGAGAACGTTCAGGCACTCAACGACCGGCTAGACGCGATCATCAAGTTACTGGCTGGCATTCTGGCTACTGGCCTTGGCGTGTCAGGGTACAGCATAGCTACTCGGAAGAAACCGAAGTGATGGGTTCGGCCATCATGCTCGCGCTATCGCTGACTTTCTCTCAGCCGCGTTTGCAAACGGACTGCCAGGCCGAATGGCTCTCGCGTGAATGCAGCGACGATTCAGTCATCAATGGATATTGGGCACTCGATGGATGGGTTCCGGGCTATCCCGACAAAGAGAGCTGGATGCGTCCCGCACCGTTCTGGTCGATCGGTCGGGCTGTTTTCTACATGCCCTGGGTTATGGAAGCGACCGCAGAGGTCCGAGGTATGAGTCTCGAGGGATACCTTGGCGGTGTAGCTCTCATGGGATGTGGAGACATTGGGACTGAGATCTGGATGCGTCGGCCCGAAGCAACCTGGGAAGGTCCCTATTTGGTCGTGGACTGCGCCGCTCGGGGAGACATATTCCCGATCGCGCTATTCCGAAAAGAAGTGGTCGAAGTCGACTTCCCAACTGCTCAACGCTGGGGCATGGTCGCTTCACCCTGTAGCCATGACTGTCTAGTCCTCAAGTGGCTCATCGAAGGCGTTGAGGTCTCCAAACAGCCGCCCTGGACGCTGGCATGGGCCGACACCGGAAAACCCGTTCCCTATTCAGCCTGGTGGCTTTCTCTGCTCAATCTGGAGGGTCAGCCAACGCCAACGCCAATGCCGAGCAAGGAAGGAGGGCTTTTCGATTAGGGACGAAATGTGCTATCCTGTATCCGAGAAAGTCAAACACCCGATAGGAGAGTGCAATTATGCTAGGTGAACCTTGGGATACCCTTCTCTTCCTCGTTGTGATTCCCCTCTTGATCCAACTGTTCAAAGTCATCCGCGACAACGGCGGTGCCGAACCCAGCCCATTCACGAAAGAAGTCATCGCACTCGTTCTCTCTGCGGGCTTCGTCATCGTCTCAGGTGGACTCGCCGGGATCCCATTCCCTGCCGCCCCGGCCTGTTCGGGCCTGGCAGGATGTATCGCTCCCTGGATCACATTCCTGGCTGAGGCTGTAGCGTTCCTGGCGGCTGCCTGGGTGATCGTTGAGGGCTTCTATGCAAAGGTCCTGAAGGCTCTCTTTGAGAACGCTGGCTTCGCCACGCGGAATGCTCTCGCAGAACGCGCAGCGAAAAAGGCAAGAGGCTGATCCCCCGCATCCCGGCGGACATGGTGTTCCCCTCCTTAGACGAAGGACCTCTCTCACGAGAGGTCCTTTGCATTACGGGCGGGGCCGCGTTCCGCCATTCCGATCCCGCATAGAATCTCAGCCCGATGCCCCGCCCGGGCTGGCTAACAGTGGATGATCACCAGAACGATGAATGCGACGATGCAGGACAGGAGTACTACTTGGATGAGCCACACAGAGCCGACATTGATCAGCCTCATGGGTATGGGACCGCGAGTGCATAGATGGTGAGAATCGCGAAAGTCATTAGAACTAGAATCCAGATCATGATGATCCGTTCGTGGTTCATGGTTTGTCTCCCCGAAGGATAAATGCGGCGATCCACCGTCCAGTTCCTTTTCCTGCTTGTCCATCTTCAGTCGAATGCCAACGGACGTCCCCAAGCGTGCGAATTTCGGCACCGGCCTTGATGAGATAGTGGATCCACTTATCAAGCGGGAATACGAATACTACTGTCTTACCCTTCTTGTGTTCAGCTATGGCTTTACGGACCCAAGCCGTCGGCCCTTTGAACGGGGGATTTACATAGTTTGATTTCCCCCAGTCTGCTTCAAGGCCATCGAAATCTTCTGGCCTTGGATATGGGCAAGGGGCGAAATCGAATCCGAATTCTGTGTCAAGTTCGGCCAGCAATTCGGGGGGGGTCAACCAATAATGCCTCCCATCACTTGCACCTTCGTATGGCATCTATGACCTCTCTCTTCATTCCCGCTGAGCGGGAATAGATTCAGCCGTTGAATATTGGAT